GCGGCAGCTTGCTTCATCGCAGTAACTTTATCATCGATTGCACGAGTTAACTCTGCTTTATCAGCGACCGCTTTAGCTTCAATCGCATCGAGTTTCTCTTTGATATTACCAGCCGCTTCCACCTGTTGTTTTACTGGTGTAACTGCAGATTCAATATCACCGATCTTAGTCGTTAATGTACTAAGCTGACTGCCAAGATAATCACGTAACCCTTTTACTGATACAGGTTTATATTGCGGTGAATTAGTTTCGATAATGTGAACGAGATCACGATGATCCAGTAACTCAGCCATCATGAATCCATCATCATGATACCAACCAACTCTAGCTCTAACGTAATTGCTATTCGGTTGCTTGTTAAACCCGAGTACAAACCCACCATTTACATCGCTTAAATAAAGCATTGATCGCGGCATTTTATTAGCGGCACCATCGTAATCACCGACACGACTCGCTGTATAATAACCACTATGAGTTTCAGTGATACTAGTCGGGAACACAATACTCATTGGTTTACTTAAGACGGTGTTTGTCGTTAAGAACTTGGTATCATCATAAGTCCCTTTAAGGTATTGACTCCCGTCACCTAGATTGGTTCTAAGTGCTTCGATACCTTGGGTAGCTGCAGTGATTTGTTGACTGAGTCCATTTTGTACCGCATCAACGTACTCTTTCGCCGCACGAGCTGAAACCGGATAGGTCGCTGATGGATTAGTAAATGCATTTGAATCGCTCTGGATATTCGCTGTCGTTAAGATTTCAGCTGTAGTACCTTGAGATGATGTCAAGTAAGCCGCAACACTATTTGCTTTATCTTTAAATGATAAAGCATTACCGCTAACACCAACGTGAGTATTACCGTGATCAGTTTCTTTATTATAGAAACCAGACTTACCGGCTGGGAAGTTATCACTTGCACCGACTGACAATGGATCATTTATTAAAGGTTTTTCGGTGGTATAATATTTTCCATCGACTTCTGATCCTTTAACGTATCGGGTATCAAGTTGGTCGCGTTCTGCTTGGATTTTAGCATCAGCATTACTTCCCGCTGTTTGCACTGCCGTTTTAACCGCTTCCTTATATTCGCGTTCAACACGTTTAAGCTCCTCTTGTGAGAGACTACTTCCGTTTTCTGCGGCGGCTTGTGCTGAACCAATCTTACGTTCGAGTTCAGCGAGTCGTCCATCTTGTGCTGTATCTTTAACCACTTGAGCTTGTTTCATCTCATTGATTTCAGATTTCGCAGCATTTGCGATTTTTTCAACTTGATCGACTTTATCTTTAACAGGTTTAATCGCACCTGTAATCGTACCATCAACAGCAGCGACTTTAGTATCGACAGCTTGGATTTGTTTTTCAAGTTGTCTTTTCGCACGATCCGTATAACCATTTGCCATTGTTACTGTTTGAGTAACGGCATCGTTAAACTCTTCTAAATCAGTTGTAAGTTTATTGGCTTTTGTCTCAAGCTTACTTAAACGATCATTAACCTGTGGTTCAAGTGCATCTAATCTTGATGCAACAGCTGAAGCATCAGACTGACTCGCACTTTTGATTTTTGCGATTTCACCTTCTAAAGCGGTTTTCACTTTTTCAGTTTCAGTGGTGATCTTCGTATCTAAAGCCGGAATCGTAACAGATTCTAATTGAGTTACTTTATCGCTAACTGGTGTCACTAACTCATTTACTTTTGTTGTAATGAGGTTAGGAACCGTTGTAGTTTTAAACTCATTTAAGTTAAGATTTGCAAGATCATCTCTCGCCTTTTCTGCTGTGAGTTTAACTGCATTAATGGCTTCTTCCGTATCATGTTTATTTGTTGCAATCGTGTTCATCAGAACAGCGATACGACCGCCTTGACTTTGGATGTCATTATTGATCGCAGGAATGGTTGTTCCCGTTACAACACTCAAACTCGATTCTAATTGACTTGCTTTAGATTCAACGGATTGAAGTCTTGCACTATCAGCCGCTTGTGCGATCTTAGTATCCACACCAGCAAGTTTAGTGGCTGCTTCTTCAAGTTTACGTTTAACTTCAGCCATTTCAGTGGTTAATCCACCAACACGTTTATCGCCACTAATCACTAAACGGAAACCAAATGGACCGACTTTATCAAAAGCCCCTTCCATATTCGTACCGAAGTTTACTTCACGAGTTACACTCCCACCATCTTGTTTAAATTGGTTTAAAGCTTGTTCAGTACTGGTTGCTTTAGTCAATGCTTGTTGTGCTTTCTCGTCAGCTTTAGTTACATTAGTCGTTACTTCCGTAATAGCACGAGGTAGTGCAGCATCAACTTTCTCTGTTAACCCAGAGATCTGAGATTCTAATGCGGATTTAAGTGCATTGAAAGATTGCGTTAATGCAGTAATATCTGCAGCGGCAACTTGTTTTTTAACTTGGTTTAATTCATTGCGAAGATTAGCGATACCTGATAAATCAAGGTTACCTAAATCTGCGTCATGAATCATTTGCTCGATACGGTGCAAACGGATTAATAAAGAGGAGTTCTCTTTTGTTGCGCGATGACGAGCAATACTCACGAGTTCATTTAACGGACCCGCAATTGGATTTAATCCATAGATATCATAGATCGATGTTAAATGGCGAACTGGTTCGAAGAAACGTGGTTTTTCGATGATATCTTTATAAAACGTACCACGAGCATCATGTTTATAGTTCTCAAGCATCTCAACAAGAGACTCATGGATGTTTTGGAACTCACCACCCACAGCTTGGTAACGTACTTCGATATCGCCCGAGATTGCTTTATCCGTGATCTCAATTAACATCGCTACATCTTTACCAGACTGACGGATCGCATCTTCTACAACACGGTGGAATCTGAAATCCTCATGGGCAGTTAATCGCTCGCCCAAATAAGTAATCTGAACAGACTCCGTATAGAATGCACCCGCCATCACATTAAAGATGCGTTCCTGAGGAGTAATAGAGTGGACTTCTGCCATCACTCTATTATCAGGATGGTTACCCGTTAAATCCAACGGGTAACGTTTATATTGTTTTGCGGTTGACATGTTACTGTTTTCCCTCTTTATACTGATCTAATTCCTCTCTTAGAGAAACTACTTCAGTTTTCAATTCTTTTACAGCTTCGATTAATAAAGCCACAAGACCGTTATAATCAACCGATTTCAAGGTTTCATTATCGTTCGTATCTTCACTGACCACTTCAGGTAAGACTTTCTCCACCTCTTGAGCGATCACACCAGCACGACGACCTTTAAGATCTTTCTTCATCTTATAGGTGTAGCCATTGATAGCGGAAAGTTTCTCAAAAGGACTATCGATCAATTTAAGATCTTCTTTACTTCTGATATCTGAACGAACCCCAACATGGTGGGCTAACACGAAACCACTGAAGTAGTGACCCGCACCGCCATGTCCGCCATCCCACATCCAGTCATAGTAAGCGACATGATCCCAACCTGCACCACGGTAATCCGCAGCTGGTCTGATGTGAACACGATAACCAAGATAGATGTGACCATTACCGTGAGTATGCGGAATACGGTTAGCCATACCTGCAGCTGATGTCCAGTCATTTAACTGAGAAGTTTTCACGTAACCATTAAGATCACCTAACTCACTGCGTCTAACGAAGTAGTCATGTAGGTTACCATAAGGACGCATCCAAACACGGTCTTTATATAACTCCATGAATGACGCATTGTCATTACCATCCACAACACCATGCATGCGAATAACTGTATTATTCGTTCTATCTGGCATAATGATAATTTTCGCACTGGCTCGGTTATCACCACCCACACCACGTAAGCCCATCCACATCTCAACGGATTTAGGATTTGGGTCATCAGCCATTATGATTAGTGGAACATTCCAACTGTTATTGCCTGGTGAACGAATGTAAGTTATACCAGTTAGTGTTGGATTAACTTTAGCTTCTGCGATTTTAGCCGAAACAAGTTCTTGTGCCATTTGAGTGGTTGGGATTTTATCCGCACTGTTATTTGCTTTATCACCCGTCATCCACTCACGAGTTAAGATATCGGTGGTTTTGAAGTTACGACCTTGTGCATCATAGCTACCTGTTACTAAACCAAGACTTGGACCATAACTGAAACCAATTGTACGGCCATAGGCACGACCCGGTGCAGCAGGACTACCTGGTGCATCAGGATGCATCACAGCAATCTCAAGCTCGCTATGACTTACACCGTTCTCTGGTGTACCATTTGGGCGTCTAAAACCTGATGCCTCAAAACGTGGGTCAGTCACTGGCACGTTAATCAAGTTAGCGGTCTGTAGATAAAGTGGACCACGCATAGTTTGGTTACCACTTAAGAATACCGCATCTGACAGCTTCTTGGTATTGTCAATAATGAAGTCACGTGCTTTCAAGTTGATCGGATTGTTCGTATCGGTCAATAGAACATTATCATGACCATCGTGATATAGACTAGCAAACTTATTACCAATACCGCCGAAACGGAAACGACCATAGTTATCTGTACCATCTGGTGTGATCTTTAAGATAGTTTTATCATTGACCTTATTATCGATATTACTACTTGTGCCATTATCGGTATAAAGCGTACGGGTATTAAGTTGACCGAATGCTTCAGAAATAAACTTCGTGGCTTCTAATGTACCTTGGATCACCTGCGCAGCTTGACCGTTTTTCACCACGGCACGATTCGCTAATGCGTTAACAAGATTAGTGAGATCTGTTTTGTTTTGATTAATCGTACGAGTTAGGTTTGCGATGTTGTTAGCAAGCTCAGTATTGAGATCGCGTTTGTTCTTTTCGATGTCTTCCGTGTTCTTCGTGATTTTAGCTAGATGATCGGCGAGTTTCACATTAACAACATTAGTCAACTCATCTTTAAGTGCATTGGTTGTCGTGGTGATTTGTTGTTTTAATGCTTCATCAGCTGCGTATAACTTTTTAAGGTTAACATCGATTTTATCATTAACCTGAACACGAAGTTTTTCAACACGATCATCTACCGCAGCAGATAAGTTAGCTGTTAACTGTTCAGCCATCTTAGCCACTTCATTGGCTTTCTCTAAAGCACGTGCAATCGCACCAGCAGTGGATTGCGTGATCTCAGTTTGAAGATCATTGATACGGCCTGTTAAACCCGCAAGGATACGACCATGTTCTAAAAGAAGAAGAAGCATCTGATTATAAGATGGGGTACCTTTTCTTTCTTCACCTAGGAATTTCTCGAGCGCTTGACGAACACGACCCAACTCATTAATGAAGTCATCGTACTCATTGGTTTCATCAGTTGGATGGTAGTGTTTAATCGGGGTGAAATCAATTGGTTTCTCATGGATATCTTCCCAGCGTACCATCAACGGATTCAGGATTGCATTTTTAAGTGCTTGGGTAAATTGCGTTTCATTTAAAATGAAATCCCCACCAACCGTTTGGTATTTGATTTCATAGTTACCCGCTACCCATTGGTCAAGTAATACAATGATACTACCGACCTGCTGATTATATTTCGTATAAGGCGTGATACCTTCGAATATACCACCAATATAGAAATCTTTACCGAAGGTCATGACTTCTTCAGTATCGAGTTTCTTGATCTGTACACTATCATGGAAGAACGGTGCACAACGAGGTAAGATGATATTAAATTCATCTCGGTTCTTGGTGGTAAGGGTGACTCTTTCAGTCACTAAGTTACTGGCAAGTTCCCCTGTCATGTCGACAGGATACGTCGGAACTTTTACGATTGGATCTGCCATATATAAATCCTTACTTATTAAATCTTTTATTATTAAAATAACATTAAACGTTTAGTGTCATAGCCCGTATATATGGGTACGAACATAGACTTTTTGAATTGACAACATAAGAGAGAGGCTACCTAAATTGTAGCCTCAATACAAATTATTTCTTACGTGGATTGACTTGTTCACGTGGGATATCTTGATAGATGTGACCACGTGGGGTATGAGAAACGGTTTTCCCATATTGACCTTTACCCATAAGACGCACACCCCAATACATTAACCAACGACGAATAGTCGATACGTTAGATAACTTCATGGCGTGTTTGAAAATACGGTCAGCTAATTTCTTCGTACCAATCGCATAAGCATAATAGTAATCATGCACGATTGATGCTTCCATGTATTTCCCGTCAGTTGGGAAGATACTTCTTACAATAGCAGGCACAGAAGCAAAGTCTGTTTTAAAACCCGCCGGCACGGTAATCACGCCGTATTTCTCAGAGGTAAAAGTAAAGTCTTTCGTTAAACGATAAACTCGTCTTCCTTCAACGAACTCATCTAAAGGTTCCACTTCTAATTTACTGAAATGATCTCTCTTCATCTCAACTCCTTCTTTAAATAAAAATAAGAAAAAGAAAAGGATAGGTGATCATCCTAGACCACCTACCTGTTCTTAAAAGATAAAATTATTTACATTTCTTTTCAAGCGCTTCGACACGACGCAATAGGTCAAAGTAACGTGCTTCTTGTTCACGGGTTGCTTCAACAAGTAGTGCGACGATACCGTTATAGTTTAATGATAAGGTACCATCCGCATCTTCTGATACTGCAGATGGAAGCACTTTTTGAACTTGCTGTGCAATCAAACCAACACTTTCTTCATCACTACCTTTGAAGTTATAAAAATAACCATTTAAGGTGAGCAAACGTTTAAGTGCATCCGTAATGACAGATAGATTTTCTTTCTTACGGATATCAGAAGTGAGGTTGATTTCTTGCGGTCTGAAGCGTCCATTATACATCAAGTCAGTACCAGAAAGGTTCATGACTTTTGTGGTACTACCTGCAGCAAACTGAACACTACTTACACTAAGTTTACCTGTTTCAATAAACTTAGGAATCTTACCAGTTGCATAGTCAGTTGCATTACCCTGAATAGAGATATTCGGGATACGACCGTTTAATGCATTGACATCAGACTTGAGTCGACTTACATCACTGGTTGCAGCGCTCACGAGCTGATCCATCGTATTAAGTCTAGAGTTGTTATTATCAGCAATAGACTTCGCTTGGTTAGCGGTAGCTTGAGCATTATTACCCACAGTGCGAACTTCATTAAGTGCTGCTGTGGTTGGTCCTTTCTCAAGTTCCGTTACACGAGATGACAACTGAGTAGTTGTTTGCTCAAGTGAAGTAGCTTTCGCTGTCACTGAACTTAATGCAGTTGAAGTGGATTTAGAGAATCCATCGTACTGGGTTGATAATGTTACTAAACGTTTATCGACGTGTTTCAATGTACCCAATAAGATCGCATCGATCGCACCTGGGTTATAGAAGCTTGTACTACTATCGTTATCTGTGAAACCATAGTTAGTTGTTGTCGCAACAAACATGCGTTTATCATCGACATTTACTACCGTTGCTGTATCGAAATAACCTTTCAGTTTATCGATATTCGCATTAGATAACTGACCACCTGCAAATCGCTCAGTATTTTCAAGTCTCACCGTATCAGTTTGTCTTAGTGTTTCGGTGAAAGTTTTAGTCTTATATGCATTTGCATCAGATGTTTTAACTTTCACGTCATCGACAACAAGGTTAGCATAGTGGACTGCAATGCCATCACTACGTAACTCAAAGGCCGCTTTAGAGTCTCTGAATTGGAGGTAGTTAGGGAGTGTTCCTTTTCTACCATCAGCGACTAAGACTTCATACTGATCGGATACCACCGCTTGAATTTTCTCAAGTGGGATATAATCTGCTCGACCACCTGTTGCCGCATTAACACGACGTTCAAGATCACCTAATTTATTATTGGTGTCTTTAAACGCAAGTGCTGTTGCGCCAAGTAAGGACTCAGTTGAAAGTTGATCACTATTAAAGTTAGTTAACTCTTTTGCTTTTGCTAGATCAACTAAATAACCTTCACTTGTTGAACCCGTATAAACAGGAAGTTGTGCCATGCGTTTCAATGCATCAGTTGGCACTGTCGCACTCATACCTGATTTATTGATACGAGTGTTATAGCTATTGCTATCACGTAATTTCTCAAACTCAGTAACAAGATTATACTTGAATGTTGACTGGCCGTCCATTACGTTATATTCAGTTGCTGCATACTTCGGTGTATAAAGACCTTGCGCAATACCAAACGTGTCACTATTGTAACTTGCGTTAGAGAAGTTAATCACACCAACCGATTTGATTTTCTTGTTTGCATCGGCAACAACGATCTTACCTGCTTCAGTCGCATCACCAGATGGTAATTTAGCTGTAGGAATAAAATCCCCTCTCGCTGCAGCTTGGATCTTTGTATCAAGTTCTTGTAATGCTTTTACAGTAAAGGCAAAACTTGAAGTTTGGTTTAAACCGTAACCAGATGTTGTACTACCATCTTCATTAATCGTCACGAAGCTTTCTGAGTTAAAGAAGTGCTTACTGATTAAGTTAGTATCAGTAGATGAAAGTGAGTAAACGACTTTCTTGTTACCACCTAACGTATTCGTTGGTGCACTTTCTTCACCTTTCGTATGGACTTTAACTTTCTTGATGATATCCATCGCAGAAGTCACCATTGCTGGTACACTTGTTGCGGTTGTGATACTTGGTGTTTCAGACAAACGAGCAAGATTATCGATTGTCCCTGAAACAGAGATCACTCTACCGGTTGAACCAAGACGAACATCATTGACACGATTAATAACCGGTTTATTACCGGCTGCAGTCTCACTGACAATAACACTATTTGGTGTCACTTCAGTATTGCGTGTTGTAACGACACTACTGTTATTTGGATCAAGGTAGTTTACACCAGTTGCAGGAAGTCCCACTTGTTTATCTGCTGTTAAACGAAGTACACCATTTGGATCGATACGATTGCGCACTGTAGCAGAATAAGGCACGTAGTCTTTTTCTCTTAACTTCGCTTCGATCGCTGTATTCATCACGGTATTAATATTGTCAAGACGATTTGATAATGCATCAAGTCTTGCTTTTACTTTACCAGATAAATCATCTGCTTTATCGTTAAGCATGGTTGTGAAGAGAAGAGTTAACTCGTTCTTCATGCGGTATACGGCTGCATCGATGTCAGCGGATGAGCTACCACCACCACCGCCACCTACGACGTTACCATTTCGGATTAAAGCCTTGATCTCAAGATATTTCTCTTGGACTTGGTTCATTAAGTTTTGAACATTGGCTTTTGTATCACGAGATAACTGACGCATCGCTGCTGTTTCATCAAGAAGGTCCGCTACTGCACTGGCCTGTGCGGCTTCTGCTTTAGCGATTTCGCGGTTTGCTGCAGAGAGTTGTAGGATTGCATCGATTAAATCTTGAACACCTACTAACTCACCGACATCATGACCATGTGGTTTAACTGGATAGTTAATAGGACGTCCTACGATTTCAGCCCATGGCGTTTGTAATGGGTTAACCAAGTAGTTAGCAATCTGCGTTGCATAACCCGTCGCATCTAAAATAAAGCTACCACCCAATGTTTGGTAAGTCACTTTATATCGACCTGTAATACGTCTATCATCAAACAGAATCAATGACTCGATACGTTGTTTACCACCGACGTACGGTTCCATCTCACCAAAGTGCCCACCTAAATAATAATCATGGTCTTTCTCAAGTACCAATGGCTGATTATCTTCAGTATCTAATCTTTCGATTTTAACACTGTTCGAGTAGAATGGTGCATATCTCGGAATAATGTAGTTAAACTCATTACGGTTCGTATCGGTAAGATCATAGATCTCCTCAACATGGTTTTGCTTACTCACACCTGTTGGGTCAAATGGGTATTGTACCAATTTACCTACATTGATCGGTTGTGGTAATGGGCTAAACCCTTCATTCTCACGGGGTTCTTCAAGTGGTTTAAGTTTTAAATCACTATATACCGCAAATCTTGGATCATCCAACTGATACTTACGGTTGAAGTTCGTGATCGCTGCACCAAGTGTACCGTATTTGTCCACTAGCGCTTGATAGAGGTTGTTATTGGTTGCAGCCTTATGTTTGGCTAGATCACGACGATACTCGCTGATCTGCGTGTCTAATTCCGCTTTATCAACAGCAATTAATTTAGGGATGTTTGGGATATCCGTATTACTACTGATATTATCTAAACGGGTGTTCCACTCATTATAGTGATCGAGGATATATTGGAATCCCTGATAGTTCTGATGAGGAAGGAACTCGTTACGATACGTATTAGCATGCCAAGTATCATTCGTATTTAAATCATTCCATAAGAAGTAACTTGGAATCAATGCACGTTTATAGGCATCAAGTTTACGTCTGACTTCTAAGAAACGATCATTAAGACCATTGATCTTAAGTTGTTCATCAGCAGTATAGTTACGTGGTTGTTCTGGTGTATAGATATCAGGGTTGATATATTTATCACCATCCGTTGCAGTATAGTTATACTTTCTATTGTACGTATTGATTTCATCAACTAACGCAGTACGTTTATTAATTAACGCACGATATTCGTTCTGTGGATTTGTTGTGGTATAACCAGCACGTGCCTGATTTTCATAATCACGAATACGACGAAGTAAATCATTATACTCGTTGTCTGACGCACCACGTTTTTCTGGTAAACGAATATTCGCACGATCCATCGTGATCGCATACTTACCTTCGAACTGACGATTAGTATTGTAGTAATCGTTATAGGTAACAAGTTCTGCTTTAAGACGATTGTACTCAGTGACGATGGCATTATATTGTGCAGTCGTTGGGGTAGTCGTACTAATATAATCGCTGATTGCTTTACGTAAGTCACCAGCTGCAGTATTTAACTCACTACGTCTACCGTAAGGTGTAAAGTTAGCTGGTACTAATTCACTTGTTAAATGGAAGTTACCATTTCTGAAGTCCCGTACTGTCTCAGGTGAACCACCTCGAACATCGGCTAACTGAGCAAGTTTATTCGTTTGCTCAGCCGTCGGTCTTGTGAAGGTTACAAGACCACGTAAACCAAAGTGATCACGGAAGACTGCTTCGATATAATCAATGAATGCACCTTTGATCTCATCGAATTTATCTTTCGTTACTGGCACCCAACCTTTAATACCCGTAAAATCATAGTTACTGGTAAGTTTGAGTGGTCTATCTCGGTTATCAGCTGCGACAAGAGATAAGAACCAAATACCGAGGTTAGCGTAATCGAGATTATACTCGAGTGCTCTTGCTTTACCGGCAATGTCTTTTGGATCAAGTCTGTAGTTTAATCCATCCGCACTACCCGCAAACATAGTACGACGAGTTATACCGGCTTTATCATCAAACTGAGAGGTAAAATATTTCGACCAACGAGAAGATGACCAAGGTTCAGCGTTTGCTTTATCTAAGCTTTCTTCTGGTGTATAATAAGGTTTTAGGAATACACTGAAAGAAAGGACCTTGCCATTTTCAGCAGGCATGGTCGGGTTACCTGTTGCGATGATGAGTTCATCCACTTTTGCAATAAGTAACTTATATTTTGCTTTTGCTATATCAGCCTGGTTATTCGTAATAGCTTGGTGGTAATCCCGCCATAATTCAATTGCATCCGCAAAGATTGGTTTAGCTGAAGCGAGTGCGTTACTATTTTGAAGACCAATCGCATTAAGTCTCGCATATTCAGTCGAACCTACGATTTCTGAAGTTAAGTTTTGACCACCATTTAAATAGTAGAAGACAACTTTTAAATCATTATCCCAGTGGTTAGTTCCGAAATATTTATCATAATCCGGTAAACCACGGTGCTCACGAGGCATGATCGTTGGGTATGGGCGATCATCTGCATAAGCTCTAATATCAGTTGGGTCCTGATAATAAATACCGCCTGGAGATTGATTGAGCAAGGCATTAGCCGCTTCGGCTCCTCTAGATAATGCTAGCTTAGCGTAATCATATCTATCTTTGTCGTGAGCTGCGATAGCTTCATCGATTACTCTGTTATATTCGATGTCATCACCCCTATCAACACGCATAAGCATCCCCATGTACTGGTCTAACTCAGCTGCTGAGAATACAACGTTCTTAGTGAGAACAGGACGCGGATTGTTCTTCTTAATGATATACGGCGTAAGTAGTGCAGTTTCTACAGCTAGTTGGTTAATCACACCAGCAAGACGTTTAAATGCGCTTTTAATGCATATATTGGTATGAAGCTTATCGAGATGATTCGCCATCTCTTTTGCTTTATTAAAAGCATTAACGAAAGCATTTACTGGGTCAGCTTTATATTCATTAGAGATAACAAAAGTATCATCGCGTTTACTGTTGATATTATTACGCCAGAAGATCATTTCTGGTATATTATTACCATTGAATTTAAAATATCTATAGTCAACTATTGAGTTAGGATAACTACTCAAGCCCTCGAGATAGTTAACAGCTCTTCTATTCGAACTACCGCGGTACTTAACGATATTGTTTACCCATTCCTCACCTGTGTATGGTGTATTTTTTCTTGTAATGGTATTATAGTGAAGATTTTGGTAGATACTGTTTGCATCATTATTATTGCCACGTCTACCCATAGTACCGGCCATGAATTTAAATTCATATAGTGCTCCGTCATAATCCTCCGGAGTAGCAGTCGCATCACCATCAATAATTCGGCAGTATAACTTCTCTAGCGTATTATATTTCTCACGTAACTCGTCATATTTCGGATGCGCAATGATACGTCTTACTGCCGCATCATCAAACTCGGATTTGACAAGTAATGGATCATCCCACACCGGTCCAAGTAAAATTGCAGCCAATACATCTTCATGTGGCGCATTACCTGTAATAACGGTTGTTTCTGTTTGAGCCATATTTCATGACCCTCCTTTAATTTGTTAAAATGTTTAACTATACTTTATCGATAAAATACTGTTAAAATTTTCAGGCTATGTTGTTGGGTGAAGTGTACTGTGCACGTACATATTTCCCGATAAACCTTAAGATTTTAACATAACTTCGCGAAGGTAAAATTTAATGAAGCCGGTATTAAAAAACCTCACCTATAGACAACCTGGGTGGGTCTATAGTGTGGATGCCCATCAATGGGATTTCACCCAGAAGAACGCAAAGCTCGGTTATCATAAAGATAGCCTAGTTCACCCTGCCGATTTAAGTGATATCCACTTAAGTAAAGAAGGTGTAGATCATGAACATCTACGTGATACTTCCTTATTTAATATAGGTGGTTATTTCCATTGGCATGATGGTGATGCGACAGGGATATTTATCGAGCAAGGTGCAGTTAGTCAAGCCAAACTTAAAACCAGCCATATTAACATCGTTAATTTTGAAGAGGTCAAAGGTACAGTAAAACTGTATCGATTGGAAGATCAGAATATCTTACCTTCTGATGTGAGAGGGGATTTATTTAATAGTGTCTTCTTACATGTTGACAATATTAACTTCGATAATAAATTAGTCGGTGTGGTATTATGCGGTGAGTTGTATTGGTTAAATATTGATGGTAAGATTTTGAAATACATCAATCACAATACACTGAAGTTTGATTTACAACGATGGCATCTGTATGAGAAGGTCTGGAAATATAAAGATCTTTTCAGTAATGATAAATTTGGTCTTACGCCTTATCTTGATGGACGCATTAAGACAGAGGAAGTCCGTAAGCCTGAAACGATTCGTCGTTTATTTACATTACCGCAATCATTCCTTGTTGTTGTCGAATCACCAAAACCACTTGAAATCACGAAAACATTGGTACCATCACATCAGTTACCAAAACGTTATTTCGTGGCCACGCACCATTATCAACCATTAAGATGTAGTGACGGTCGATATCTTCCTTATATCCCGATGGAAGATCGAAATGGTGTTGTGATCTGTACTGAAGAGAATCGTTATTATCCACAACAAGGTGATACGATTATCCGAAGTGAACAACCTTATTTAAATGAGCTTAATGTCTCTACAAGACGAGGTAACATTAAACAAGCTCATTTTATTAACATTAAAGTAAAAGGCGAATAGAGTTAGATATGCTAATGTTATTAGGACAAATTAAAGCATTAATTGGTTGCTTCTTGTCATTTGTATCTGAACTGGTCGTGAAGTATAAATTACACTGGCCACTTGCCTGTTTGATTACTGGATTCCTCTGCTATCAATGGGGTTATCATAACGCTGTTAAATACGCAGAAGCGAAACAAGCTGAACAGGTAATCACCCAACAGAATGCAAATAACGAAGCACTTGTTAAAACAAATGAAACAACTAAAGAGCTCTCACAAGCCTTAGTTGCAATCTCAGATGAAAGAGAGAAAGGTATCTATGAAATCACTACTAAAAGTAATGAGCTTATTGACACTTACGTTGCTCCTAGCTACGGGATGCGCTACGAAGCCCCAACCCAAACCGGAAATCCATATCCCGGTGTACGATCTTCCAAAGAGACCGCAGTGGATGTTAACGCCAACGGTTGGGAATTTTCTGCAAAAGACAGAAGAACTCTTATCGAAGAAGCAGCAAGAGCAGATCAACAAGCTAAAGAACTCCAATCTTGTAAAGACATTGTAGATAGTATCTACAAAAATCATGATAAGTATAAAACTGACATGAAAGAGTTCGAGAAGAAGATCAATCTTGATGATATCTTCTAATATAGCAACATAAATCGAGGGTACCAACTGGTACCCTCTTATTTTGTCCGCTATTTCTTTTTTCGTTTATACCACCCTAAGAATTTTTCTCTTTCTTCAGCATGACCCATGATCGATTGCAAGCATTCAATTATAGAGTTACCCGTAGATAACTGGCCAATAAATTCAGCTACTTCTTTAGTGATTGCATAGCAGTTATAACTATCCATTGGGTTATCTACTTTAAATGTAGGGGACTCAAGTAGTTTAATCGGGTACTTACTTTTTAGTGTCACTTTATTACTATCCGCGGACAAGATATATTCTTCACCTTGATATTCAATAATAAAGTTATTACTCTGAGCACGATAGGTGATGACCATTGAGCCACTTGTTGAGATACTTCGGATATAAGTAGTACGAGTTATTAAACCCATGATACTACGCAGTAAACTCATCTGATAATACATCGGAAGATAGTAAGCTTTCCATAAATCGCCTGCCGTACTTCTTTCCAATGATACCGAAATTGTTGCTGGATCGATGCGAACAGTTTCATCATTAACTTTAATCTGAATAACGGTTTCAGTTAAACCGACATCATCGATATACATCACCAATGTTGCATTCTCATCTATCTCAGTAATGGGGAGATCAGCTGCATTCATATACTCGAAAACTTTTAACATGATAAATTTCCTTAAAGATAATTAACTACAACTGATCTATTGGGTAAATATACATTTTTCGGACATAATCAAGGTCGGATACCTCCAACCTAGTTTATAAAATTTACAAGTATATATTATCTTTTTGATGTAAAGTAGGATGTATCAACTTTACAGTAATAGTACTCCACGTGCAGGAACACGTGGAGTACTCGTATTAACAATCATCATACGGAGACCAATCTATATGGATGATCAATTTCTTAAAGCAATCATCGATTCAGTGCCAGGACAACTGAGTGCTGAACGGATTGAAAACTTTAAGATAAGACGGGAAGCGCAACTTCGCCGTCTTATGGCTTGGTACGGTGTAAACCGTGACCGGGCTAAAGAAATACAAGCGGAGATGGGATTCCCATACATCCGCTTGTAGGATGCGGTGTGGGGATCTCTCTCCACACCATTATATATCCTATTTTCTTTTTTTGCAACAAAAATGAAGATCGAGTAAAAACCCAGTCTATCAGAATTATATTCATATATAATCTACATGATACTCAGGACGTATATCTCGAGTAGGGTGTTAGGTACGGTACTCGAACTACCGTACCTAACGGTTTTGCCATTTTAGTTTGGAGGTCCTATGGACACAACATTCTTAAATGACATCATCACAGCTACTGAGGCTGATGTTGTATCTGAGAAGATGCGGCATTACCAAATTCGGAAAGAAGCCCAGCTTCGCCGGATTATGAGCTGGTACAATGTAGGACGCGAAGACGCGGCCCGCATTCAAGCGGAAATGGGATATCCTTTCCTCGGCTCACCAGTGTAGCTATATGACAAACCAGATGGTGTTGGGAATCTTCTCACACTATCTGGTATCCATGTAGAACTTTATTTTTTAATCTGTATCAGTAAGTCGACGCCACACGATATCAGTCGTCTTGAAAATATCATCCAATATCTCTAATATCATGGTCGGAATGGCTGTAACGTAGGGATATCCAGAAATTACTGGTGCATCGACGGCTGGATACCGTTCGATGAATTTTCTTGTAATCTCATCTATTTCAGATAGGTAGACAAGATAATGTTCATCTCCCCATTTGCGCCAGATTATATTGATCTGAGTGGCATCATTAACAAACCCAACCGCATTGTTAGAATCATCCGATGTAATTTCAATTCGGATATCCGCTGCATTTGGATAATAACCACGAATGGTTCTCAGTACCTTACTAGCAAACTTGGTTCTTTTATCAACTTCCTGCTTCTCGGGTGAACTGAGATCAGAACACTCTACATCGCAAACGAAATCACCATCTTTATACTTTATCGTAAAGTGCAGTTGACTGTATTCTTGTACCATCTTAAATCACCTCAATTATTAAATTAGGACATTATAATAAAAACTAACCATAATGTCCCATGTAATAATCAAAATTAAGGTGATACCACTTCGCCATAGGTTTCAACGTAACCCATCACAATCGCATGGCCCAGTAGATATAAAATAGGAATATAATAATATCTATCTAAATCATCCCATCTCGTACAAGCACCTAATAAACGCATGATTTCTTGAGGACAGATTGGTTGTTGGTTTAAATACTTATAAACCTGTAACTCCAATCTCGACATGTTATCTTCGTCAGCAGTATAGAAGTACTGACTGAAGACGTAGTCGTTGTTCATACCCACATGGTAAATGTAGCGTCTATTTTGTTTGGTATCCTCATCGATAAAGATAGGGATCTCAGCAGGTGCTGTAAAGCGTGGGTTGTATTGTACTGGTGTTGCAGCCACGATATCTTTATACGGATAAATAAAGTGCGTATATTGACTATGACTTCCATTCCACTGCATGGTATTATTGCGCATTTCCATCTTAGAGAGGATATTGAACTTCGTCATGGCATCATCAAGGTCTAACCATGATTGATTCATTAACGCATCCCAAATACTCCATCCTTTATGCTTATCGGTTAGATCTGTACGAATACGTCTAACACGATAATATTCTGGATAGCGTGATGTTTCAACTAATGATAATAAGAAATCATTTTGTTTGATATCGCAAGTACGGATACTGGTACCAAGTGGCACCGTGAAACTACAGGTCTCCTCATCATAAAAATGACGGAAGTATTGACGAATGAGTCTATCCATCGTCTCTTCGATGTTGGCGAGTTCGCTGTAAGTCTCTTCTTCGATGAACGCACCATTACCCATACGTAGTCTTTCAAGTGAGAAGACGACTGTATTAATGGTTTTCAGTTTAAGGTTATCATGTGCTTCTTTGGTTAAGAATTGACGCACAAAATACTCGACTTCCCATGCCGTATTACGGCGTACGGAAAGTTTCTTCACCGAGGTGATTTCAAGTAAACCACTTCTACCATCCCCAATATCCGCAATAAACATATCGCCTTTATTTGGTTTTAATACTGGATAGAAATGAGCCGTACCTGTGAGTTCATCGGTTTTTGTTGATTCATCATAACTATAGGATAAACTACTGGTTACCTTAAGTTCGAAATGCTTAATACAACGATATTGTTGGAATGCTGCAGCACGATCAATAGACCATGCATAAGTCTCATCATCTTCACCAAGGTATTGGCTGTAGTATTCGACTTGCCAAGGTGACCCTTCCATGAAAGAGATGATATTTAAAATGTCATCACTCTTACTATCAACTTCTACCCCTAAATAAGGATTATGGTGGATAGGGAGTTTAACCGCTTCTTCCTGTTTACAGAAATCAGTAGGAGCAAGATCTTTCTCCTGCTCTACTGTAATCTTTACATGTTCATCAGGAAGGTGTTTAGAAACGTCCTCAATAACGACTTTACGTTCTGGGACTTCTTCAAAGTTAAAACCTGCCATCGTTATCTTAGTCTCCTAATCGTTTAGCGTTAACAAATGACATCATCTGCGTTCTTGGAATTGGGATATCCATAAAGTAGTTATTGATCGATGTCGTATATTGCGTTAAAAATGGAATGACTTTCGTCACATCTGCTTTACCATAGAAAATGTCATTCACTGCATCTGGATCATCATGGTGAGCTTTTAACCACTCAAAGAGATCTGGTTGGAAATCCAACAAGATAGCATGACGTTCATGTGGTAAATCAAAATGATACCAATCATCTTTAGCTTCATCAAGATCTTTATACTCAGGATGTTTTGCCATCAACCAAGTATAGAAGTATTTCTCGATGTGCTCACCATACTGCATAGTCAGTGGTTTATTAAGCATCAAGCAACGATAGATCTGATACCACATGCCGGATTGCAGCATCGGGATGCGAGTGAGGTATTCCTTACAAACTTCCTCGATTGTTGTTCCTAATTTGAAATTACGTTCTTTATATAATAAAGTCTGATAAATCTCAGCCAGGAAATCAGGATAACGCATCATCATGTTCATGGTATCGCGTTCAATGTGGTTATAGTTATTTGGGATCTCAATGACAAGATGCCATTGTTGCCAATACTCTAACTTGTAGTTAGTATAAAGATCGAGCTTCTCATCCAAATAACAGTTTTCCATATCCACACGTTCATTACCTTGGTATAATTGATATACGACAGGTGAGTGCGTAGTTGAGAACATGAGCTTGCGATTATCTTTCATATATCGCTTCGTACCATGACCAAATTTCATGACGTTGCTTTCGATTGCACTACATGGTAAAAGTAACGTGTAGTTTGTCAGCTTATCTGCTTCAGGAAGTTTCTCTGGAAGTTGGATTAAGATCGTTGCTGCTTTCATGTTGTTATAATGAGAAGCAGAGACTTTCCAACTATCCCAACTTGGATAACGCAATCCCTCTTGAGAGGTAAAAGTACTTACGGCTTGATCTTCACTGATCACATGCTGTAATCCATCTTGTAACTTATCGAAAGTCACTTCGTGATCACGATTCGCGTGATGGACTCGAGGTCCCACGAACCACTTACCAGGTACAACTTGATTGTGTACCATCAAAGGATATTCAATCGTTGTATAGTAAGGGGCATCATAGTAGAACTGTACTTCGAATTGTGTTTCAGCTGACGCACCACGCTCTTTCTTCTGAGCATCCGTTAACTGGGTTTCCATTAACATCAGGATAATCTGACGTTGACGTTCTTTAAACGCCATTACTGCACCATTACCCTTTCTATTGGTTAATGTACGATAAGCACCTGTCTTGGTATTCTTATCCATCCACTCATCGAAAGTATCACCAATCCCACCACGTTTTTCTTTTAAGTCATACAACGTACGTAATAACTCACATTGCTGAAGTTCTGGTAGTACGTAATACTCTAACTCATGAAGGACAAGTGTTCTAGATGATTGAAGTAATCTTGCAAATGATCCTTCATAGGTCTGCATGGATTCCCATGTACCAGATTTAAAGGTAAAGGATAAAGTTACTCTGGTTTGGATATAACCAACATTCACCCGAATCCCTAATCGTTCATCATGAAAGATCGGTGGTAACATGTCAGTCATATAACCATTTCTTGCGATCCCATCATCCGTTAGTTCTTCTTTAAATTCGATCTCTAACTGATCATACTCACCAAAACGTGCGCTGTCTTCACCTGGATTATGGCGAATCGTTTGAAGTTCATTCTTCTCACTATTCCAAACCATGAGATTGTCTTCTAATCCCTTGATGATGAAAACCGTATCTTTATTAAAAGACAGATGACTTCTTAAACGCTTGATGACTTGGATAACGATTCGTCTCGTAATAGCTTGGTAGTTATCACGGACGGTGCCGTGTAATACTGCCATCACTACTCTCCTAAGACTGAACGATAATTAGCCAATGGCATATAGATATCTTGAGGTACACCGAAACGAGATAATACAGCAAGTTCACTGTAATCAGGGAGATCTGGTACACTATCTAATAATGATGGACTATGCATCGTATAATCCACACCAAGTAAAGTATAGATTAATGACTGAACAATGCAATCTACCGCAAGTTGTGCATATTGATCACCAGATGGTACCACATCGATATTTGGACGTGTTAATAAACTGTTGTTTTCAAGTAAACGAACACGGTGTTTATTTAGAATAGCAAATAACTCACAGTTATCGTTATCGATTCCTTCTAATACGCAGAGTTCACGGAAATCATTTCCATAAACCATCGCAAATAAGATATTGGTATTTGATTTAGATAAACCAAATAGGCCTCTGTTTTCTCTTTCAAATAATCCATGGAAGTATAAAGCAGATGCTAAATAAGTATACTTGTGCATGATCCGTTCAAACACGCGTAACTCATGACTATCTTTGATTAACCCACCATTAATTAAGAACTGAATCACGTAGCTAATTAAAGCATTGCGGATTTGTCGATCAGTTGGGTTTTTAAGCTTCATGGCCTCAATGAAATTCTGATATGATAGGGTTTTGAAATCCAATCCTAATGAACTAATTTCCCATTCATTATGCTGACAAGCTTCCGGTAATGTTTCACCAAGTTTTGGCTTACGTGTAATAGCTTTATCTAGGATAGAGGCAAAGCGTGGCATTATAGAACGTTTCACTTCTTCTTCATCACGAAGTTTACCATCTACTTTTACGTATGGGATATGACGTTTATAATCATATTCATCCGTTTCTTTTTGTTTAAGTTCTTTCTTAAGTTCAGCATAATCCCCTGATAATTGATAAAGTGTCACAGGTTTGATTTTTTCTTTGAAATCCTGATTCAACTTCATGCAATCATAGAGAAGATTGGTGATATAATTAAGTTTTGAGATATCACCTTGATACTGTTCTGGATAGAATGCGGTTTCATGTTGCATCTTTTCTTACCTCGTTAATTAGTTAGTAAAATAAAAACGGTTTCTATCATTTTTATAAGTATATATAATCTACATGAGAATAAGGCATAGAACCTTAAACTCGACACGTGTATTTGATTTACACAGAGCGTTCATAGCTGGCTCTGTGTAAATCTTTTTTAGATAATCTGCAGACTGACCCTTGACAATAGGCCTGCTATTATAATCCTAAAGGAGGATTAAAATGAAAGGTAACCTTATCACTAAAAGCTATCACCCATCTCAATATACTGAGAAAGATTTTCTGAACATCGCTGGTATCTACAAAGAGATCAGCGATTTCACCAGCTATACTGATCTTCATTCCGCTCGCAGTGGGATGGGTTCTAATGATCTTAGTTTCGTTAACCCTATCACTGGGGTTAATAATGAAGTCTACCGTGTAATTAGCACAGCTGACTACGTGAAGTATCGTGTAAGAGGTGAGAACAAATTCCGTGCTCGTTTCTTCCGCACAGTTGGTGAAACAGGCAAGATGGCAAATTTCTATCGCCCGATTCCATGGTTAGCGATTTACTTCGTAGATGGCCGTATCCATCTGCACGGTTTAAACAAACGACCAACCGATGGTGATATGATCTTGGCTCACCGCACGCTAGAAAACGGTAAGTTCAGTGGAACGGAAGAAGTGGATATTGATGCAAGCAAATGCGCTAAACCAAAAGAAGTACGTTGGTTGGTGCATAATGCATTTGCAATCCACGCTAAACTCAAAGATGGCCGTAATGCACTATTCATTATCTCAATGGAAAAAGGTGGTAAGATGGGTCACATCCATGCTTACGCCGATGGCCGTGAAGCATTAATCACTGGTACATTCTTCTACCACGATGGTTTAGAATCAGATGTACCATTCGATTTAGAAATGCGTCGCATCTTAAAAGAAATTTAATTTAATCATAAACTGAGGTAGCTTACGCTACCTCTTATTCAATCCAAAAATCTATAGGAGATTTATCATGAAAACTTTAAAAACATTATTAGTGGTAACATTAGCAGCAGTATCATTAAACGCAACTGCGAAAGGTGAGTGGACTAAAGAAGTTCTATTCCCTGAAAACACAACAGGTTTCTGGAGTGACGACTTACGTGTTGCAATGCCAGATGCAAATACTAACAGTGTCAGTACCCATTTCAAAGATTCAACGAATGATCCAGAAGGTTCATTCAAAACTGAAACTGGTAGTTACATTGCGGTACGTGCACCACAAGGCAAAACACTACCACCTGAAGTAGGTCCAGTTAAAGCACAAGTTTGTGCGACTAACTACGAACAAGGTGGATTCTGTAATGGACTTGCTTTAACCGCAGTTAAAGTTGGCGTAACTAATAAAGATGGGATCGATTACTGGGTATGGTATACCCCAGCGTCACCAAAATACCTTGACCTCATGATCAAGGATCGTGCTGCGAAATCACTAACCAAAGGTGAGCCTACTACAATCGAAGGTTACTTCTGGCAAGCTTATGCAAACACCGATAAAAATGGTGGACGCACTAGCAAACAAGATACTTCATATTGGAGCTGTCCTGCTAGCAAAACAACTAAATGCCAAGCTGACCTAGGTTATACTGGCGCACCAAAAGATTTATTATAATTTACTATAGGAGTGAATAAGATGATCGTAGAATTACTAAACGTACAGGGATCGAAATATATCCCTGAAAACACGGACTACACCATGCTCATGGATTATGAATGTGGTGATGAATTGGGATTCCACATTGAAGATAATGCTGAGTGTGAGGAAGGGGAGAAAACCTGGACTCAACCAGAGATGGGATTGGCGTTATTAGAGAAACCTGAGTTAGCTCCAGTTCTGACTGATATGGTAGAACGCTCTGCTGTACTATCAGCATCACGTGCTTTTAATACGACCAATAAGATCAAGATTACGGATGTTAAAACATCTGGCGATAATGACGGTAAAACCATTGTTACTATCGAAATTAATGATCATAATGGTAAAAACACCCATGATGTAATTATTGATCCAGATGCGAGTTTGATTACACTCGCTAACATGGGTGAAGATTATGGTGATGTTCAATCCATCTTCAGCCATGAAGATCTTAGTCTGATCATGAAGAGCATGGATGCTGCAGCTACATTAGATCGTTCACCGCAGTTCCGTAGTGCGCATGCACTGATGCGATTCTACCTTGCATTGGCGGATTCTTTCTTCCTTCCATTAGATATGAAAGAAGAAGTGCTGTCGCACTAACAACATAAGAAAGGGGCTACGTAAGTAGCCCCTATATTTAAACGCTCTTTTCTTTTTGGTTTAATACACGCTGCCATGGCATATCGCCAAAGAGGTGAGCGTTGGGAATTAGGCGAGTATTTCTACCACCTAACTTATGCCAGATATCACTCTGGTAACTTCTTCGCATAATTAATATAGGGGCTACAAAAGTAGCCCCTGTTAGTCAGACATTTTTATTTTCTTTCGTTAACGTCTTCTATTGAATTTATAAGTATATATTATTTAAGTGATGGGAAACCACAGATTTCTCAGGACTCCGATTTAAATTAGATTTAAGTCGGGTAATATAATACTTTTCTAAGTACGAGGAGATTCAATATGGATCAACGCGTTATAGAATGGGTGCAAAATCCATTCTGGAAGGAAAACATCTTGGCCGCTGATGCGAAACGTCGTATCGGTGAAAGATGGGAACTAGGCGAATACTTATATCGCTTGGCCTATGCCAGATACTACAAAGGCAATTTCTTTGCCTAACCAACATAAAGGTTACCGGGATGGTAACCTTTTATTTTTATTTCTTTTTTTTTCGAACAAAAACAAGAGGCCACTCACTATAAGTGACCTCTTATTCTTATTTGACTTACACATTAAGCTTGCGCCGCCTGTGGATGATATTTACGTAGGTAATCTAAAACTGCTACAATATCCTTTTGCATCTTCTCCTCATTTCCGTAACGGAGAGATAAAGGGCATAACTCGTAAATTTCTTTTGCGAGTAAACGCTGATTATCGTAAGTTTCTTGCCATTTACCACGTATATCTTTCCATAAAAAGTGACCGACTTCTACCGCAAACTTCATACTGTTTTTACTACTCGATAAGTTGAAGTAATTACGGAAGTCATCTAGCTGACGATTGAGTTCAGTTTCTGGAACTTGTTCTCCACCATTAGTTAGCGACGTTAAGACGATCATTCTTTTGATTGTATCAGGGACGAGATAATTGGTGATCCGTCCCAGTAGTCTCGTAAATACTGATGACATAAGCGTTGGCCTATTGGTTTATCGAAAGTTAAGCATACCATTTATATCAAGAGACGAGATAATGATAAATCTTACTTACGAAGAATCACCGAAGTCATCGTAGAAGATACCCAAATGGCTTTTGCATCATCACCTAAATCAGCAATTAATACGTAGCCTACCGCAAGATCAGATAAGTGATGGGTAACTATCGTGAATTTAATTTTATCACCATGGTTACGAATCAATTTCTGAAGATGAGGTTTATCAGGTAAATCTGTTTTCAGTGTTAACGTAATTGGGAGTTTGACCATTTGTTTTTCTGCTTTATTATAATAGTCAACATGAGTTCTTAAGCAGTTATTCTTAAGCACGTGACTGTCTACCGCATACTTCACTTCACCTTCTTTCTTACCGGGTTGTTTCTCGATAAGCTCATCGGTGATATCGGTCTTCGTTAACTTGACGGTTTCAGTTGTACCTAAGTAGTTACGTAGTAACTTCATCGGATAATCATACTTCACCATCTGCGAAAATGAAAGATGGGCAGGGTTATACTCTTTTGCTAAGATTTTACGATTCGGGAGTAATAATGTCTTCTCCATCTTATCTTCGCAAATCAACTCTACTTTATCACTCATGATATCCTGGTAGATTTCAGGGGTTAAGAGGTTATCTAAACGACCTGCAACTACAAATGAATAATCATGTTTGCAAATTTCATTATACGCTTTCTGAACTTTTTCGATGACAGGTTCAGGTTCTTTCAGGATAACGATTGACATGAACCCATCTGGTTGGTTCATCCCAAAGTCTTCATCTGATTTACCGTGACCTAGCGCACCCAAATAATACCAATGGTAATCGTCAATAATATTGTTTAATTGACCACCACCTTGTCCGCCAATAAAGTACCAGCGATTTCGTGAAAATAGGTCATGATAATCGACTTTCACTTTTTCTATTCCTGATTTGTAAATAAGTTCTTCATGAGACTTACCGTACTGTTTCATGGTGCTACCCTTATTGGCTAAAGCATCAACTAGATCATTTCCATAATCACCACTATGGCCTTTTACGAATAGCAGTTTAAAGTCATCAGCCTTAGCTGCTAGTTGCTCGTATTTCGGATAGATCCGTTGAATATCGGCTTTAATCTTAACAGGCTCACCTTTTGAATTCACCCAGCCATTACTGACCCACGTGTTATACCAGTTGGTCAATGCATTAATAGAAACTTGACTATCCGTTAAAATGGTGACTTTATCAAAGTTTTCTTTCAACGCAAAGTCCATGCCTTTTTCTAATGCAGTCAGCTCCATGGTTACGTTATCCGTAATACGTGGAACTGCGGTACCAAACCCATTAAATTCATCGATCTTTTTATAGACCGATAAATCATCACGTTGGACAAACTTCAAATCCTTATACCCATATTGAGTAATCAGATTCTTCTTCTGAGCTTTTAATTCAATTGGTTTACTTGCATCATAAGTATAGCCATGAATACCCCAACCACCATAACCGGGGTTCGGGTTCGCACTGCCATCGGTATAAAGGACAGCAGAGACAATAATCGGTTCAATCTCTTTCGTTTCTTTTTTCGTGCTCATAATCATCTAAATCCTTCATTTGAGATCCTTCACAAATGTTGGGTTAAGATAGTGAGCATTCTGATATAAATATTACTTGCTTTCGTTACATCGTTAATGCTTTACGTGGTAATCTGACATCCTCAAATTAGTGTCTCGAGAAACCACGCTCCGGTGGCAAGCAGTCACGAGTATAGTCTTTGATTAACTCATCGACTCTATCGTTATGCTCACTAATTCTATCCTTAAGCACACGAATGTGTCTTGTCAGCATCAAGATGATTTCGTCATCCGTAAACTTCCCATCATCTTTAATGCGAAGTTCAGGTGGGGTTTTAACCTTCTTGATAAATGACTTCGGTCTACATGCTGACATGCGATCCCGAATAGAAGAGTAGTTCGTGTGTAAATAGGTTTCAACCACCCCTTTTAAGTATTGGTCATACAACTCGTGATATGACAGCATGTCATTAATGACGATTTCACGAGATCGTTTATCCATCTTCGCAAAATCGAAGCGACGGATTTCAGGTGGGGGTGGGGGTGGAAAATCATGCGCACGTGATGACGATGGAAAACTAATGTAAGGACCATCAAATTGTTGACATCCAGTCGTTGTAAGAATCCCTAACGCTAGCATGATCATTCCGAGTCTTGAGAGAGATCTTTTCATTGCAACTCCGAGAGACGATCGCGTTTTTCCGTTTTCTTCTGCTCAACCGGTTTTGGCTTAGTAACAGGTTTCTTTTCTACCTTTTGCTCAGGTTGTACCGGCGGATTGGTTGGCAGGCTATGTTCATTTTGACGCATACTCTGGGTTAATTCTTGAATCTCTTCTTTGAGATCATGAATTTTCGTTTCGAGTTGGGTCCGGTCTGTCTCGAGTTTATCGGCGTGGAATTGGCAGGTTTTTAAAACACTTTTAGCATCGTTAAATTGATCTAAGTATTTTGACTTCTCGGTTTCAGCTTGCTGTAATGCCACTCTTAATTGTGAGTTATCAGCACGAAGGCTATCGATATCATCGAGTTTATCGTTGATATAGAACCATGAACCCGCGATTGCAATACCTGCAATCAAACAAATGCGCGCAATCATAACACGTCGCTCTTCCTCAGAATTTTTGAACACATCAGCCACAAAAGGCCAGAAGAAACGGAATAATCGGAAGATGTTAAAAATCATCATAATTGATTTAAGTTCCTCTGTTTAATTATAATCGTTATAGTCCTTTTGTGGATCTAGTACAGTATACTATTATTACGTAATAATTGTCAAGGAGTAATTACCCTTTATGAAATATTCATTACATGCCTTTATGACACTCAATGATTTCATTGACAACACCCGTCATAAAGATTCTCCACTGGGAGAACTCTCCGCTTTAGGACGTACCTATGCAACCGACTTAGGTTATTATACAAAAGACGATGCACCAGGTGTTCGCCTCGTTTCATTCCGTTCTAAAACGGATGATACAGCAGATATCGAAGTCCCATTGGCCGTACGAGATCTCTGCATACGATTAGGGAAATGGCTTGAAACTAAAGCTAACGATCGTACTATTTCTCAAAATAACGTGACCAATAAGCAAGCGATCGTTGCAGAATTCCAGCAATATATTAAAGATGTTAACCTAGGTCGTGTGGTTACCGTTAAAGGTATTTACTTACCCCAGTTCATCGAGTTTAAACTTGTTGATACCGCAACCTATAGTGATAGCTTAATCAAAATCTGGTTCTCTGATCCAGCATTCAAAACGCAATATCCATATTACGAAATCAAGATTATCCCAATTGTGGATAACCTAGACGATTTCTTCTTAGATGTAAACGGTGTTCAGCGTATCCGCAATGAACTCAACCTTGAAACATTGCACGATAAGGTAAACCGCTTACGTGAAGATAGTCCATTTACGTTACTTAAAACCTATAACTACCAATGGAAAGGTGACGTGACAGGTGAGGGGATTAGTATTCCTTGGACTGTTCTTATTTATGGTGGTATCGGTGAGAACTTAGATATTATTAAAGATGAATTAGTAAAATACATCTTAGCGAACAGTAAGAAATCTCGTGCTGAGTGGGAGAAAATCTTCCCAGATTTATTCGTACCAACTGAATACGTGATTGCTCCAATCTGGACGATGTCTTCTGTACCGGGTTTCCGTACTATTGCATCCATGTACAGTCCAACTATTCGTTATAAAGATGCTATTCCATTTGCTAAAGAAGCCATGAAAGGTTACGAGGAAGCACACTTAAAAGCTAACCTTGAAATCAGTTCTTGTCTTTATAAATCAATTGGGTTATTGATCTGCGGTAACGCCATGAACCGTTTAGCACCTATCAGCTTCTATGAGAAATATCCTCAATATGCTTTAATCGGTTCTCGTACGGATGATTTCAACCGCATGGATAAACAACATCAGTTAATGGTACTTAAACTTAATGAGTTGCTATTAGCCGCTGAGAATATTGAACCCGATACTGATACAGGTCTTAACTTAACTAAGATTACCCGTAATGGTGTTCTTTATGCTTCTGTGATGTATGAAAATATCCAATTCCTTTGTGTGGCTCGTCATAACTACACAAGCGGTAAGTTAAAAGGAACCAGTGAAGCATTGGTTCGTAACCGTCGTGCAGCGGTAACTGAAGAAGCGTCTGAATAATCTAAGGAGATAAACGATGGCATCTAAGATGACCCCTCCTTATGGTGTTTCTGGACATTGGGGGCTTCGTGCTCCTTTTGTAGCCAAACCAGGTAAGATCTATAGCTGTAAAGAAATCCGTAGCTTTAGTATGCTTCAGCTTCAAGGCATAAATGTCTATGAATCATACTACATGCCACGTGAACTTAGTAAAGACGTCTATGAGGCAGATAGTAAAGTCTATGCTTCTATCGTCACTCTATTAGGTAGTGATGGTGAACGTATTTACGTCCCTGATACCTACATCGAGAAATATCCTGATGTCAGTGGGGATGTCTTTAAACGCTTTATCTTAAGTTGTGATCTTGGGACATTACCAGGGAATACGGATGTTGCGCATCTTATTCCTAAAGTCAGTGATGCGGTAGAAGGTGCATTAGGTCGTAAGCCTACTGTGCTTACTCATATCGCCCCACTTAAGAGTGATGACCTTACTCCGACTGAACGTACTCGTGAAGAGAAAAGTCGCTTAAGTGGTGTACGTGATATATCCACTACGTATGGTCAACTTCAAAAGATGACTGAAGATTACGGTAACCTTCAAGCTTATTGTCTTGCGCTACAGCAACAATTAGCTTCAGGTGAAAAAGCACTAACCGATAACAGTGTGGCCAATCAACGTGCACTCGAAGAGAAGAAACGTGAATACGATAAACTCAAAGAGAAACATGGTCAGCTTCAGACGAAAGATGCGAACAATGAAAGATTGATCGCCAGTCTTCAAAGACGTATCAAGGTGCTTGAGAATAAGATCACTTCATCTGGTTTAACGATCCCAGAATAAATCATTCGGACATAAGCAGAGGCATCATTCCGATGCCTCTTGTTTTTGTTGCTGTTCTGATTCTACGTAGAAACATGTCTGAAATCTATCCAGCCAATGAATCTCGAAAGCAGGTAAATGGAGATATAGGAAAAACTCATAAACATCGGTTTGTTTGATGAATTCTTTTGCTCTTCTATCTGTCGCTTCAAACTCCACATCCGATAACATGCGTGGCCACCACATTCTAAATGAGGGACGCAATCCTTTATCTAGCGTTTCATAATGAAGTTTCATCCAATCATACCAACGATAACAGAAGTAATCGCTATAGTACTTACTAATGTACTGAAGATCAAGTTTCTCATGGGGCATATGAAGAATATTAATCGATTCAAAATAACCCATGAAATGCTCAGAGAGGGCTTCTTTTAACTCATAGTAACTTTCATTATCAAGACGACCATATGGTACATTGATCGTGAGTTTTTTCACAACTGATTGTCCTGGATGGTTATCTTCAAGGTAATCGTTGGTTAAAGGATAGATATTGTGCATCAAAAACGTAATAGGAGAGTCTTTAAGCAACGAAATGAATCTATCCTTATAAGTCCCCCACCAAGTCTCGTTATCCACCTTAGCGGTCGAATAAAGCACGCTATCGCGCTCTCTATCGAAATACTTCCCTTCATGTAGTAATACCACCCCTGCTTCTGGTGCAAAGTGTGATAGTTCAGCATAACGCACATCAAACAGCATATCAATATCAACAAGTAAATGTCTTTCTGATAATGCCATTCGATTATTGTCCTTCGATTAGTTCTTCAATCTTATTTGCTTCTGCGTGGATAGTCGTTGCTGTACGACTGTCTAAACCATAAATGATGATTGGTACGATCCATGGGTTAGCCACGAGGGTTTCTGCATCAACTGTATTGATTTCACGATTTAACTGACTCATTACGGATTTCGATTTTAATCCGCCATCCGTTGGACCAAGATTCATGGATCTGGTCAATTCAGTGACTAAATCGATAAACCCTTGTTGACCAAGATAAAGACGTAGTTCAGTCGTGATCTTAATAATGAAATCAAGACGAGTACGTTCTTTTTCTTTTTGTTCAAGTAAAACTAATACCTGACGTAAACCAGAAGGTGTCGTAAGATTAGATAAGTAAAGTTGGTTAGATAACCAAGTAAGATCTAAGATCTGCTCACGAACTGATTTACCTTGTTTTAATTCACCAAAGCCATTTCGCTCAGTACGATTAGCGTTAGCTTGTAAAAAGTAAATTGATAGTTCACGGATCTTATCACGTAGACGCTGATTTAAGAAGTCAGCGATTTCAGTATAGTGACTTGGTGTTAAAGGTTGACCTGTTTCGTCATTGATCATGGTAGCATGTTCCTTTCATTAAATATCGTTATCGATATGACATGCTTTCAAGTAGATACCGGCGACATCTGCCGATTTAACTCGAGAGCTGTCTTGGTATGAACTCATTTCGAATTCACCAGTTTCTAATAAACCTTTATACATGGCTTGGTAGGCTTTCGAATCCCCACCACGGAACTTCATGAATTCCATGACGGTTTTCTCTTGACCTTGGGAGAGTAACGCTTGTACTTCCGGAGCAGAGAAGGATGAACCTTTCTGGTGATCGGCGATCTGGTTAGTACGATCATCGAGTTTACTTCCGTCTTTCTCATAAGCGATCCCTTTCTCTAATGTCTGCGCCTGTCTTACAATCGGCATTAAGAAAGTCCCATAGGGGATATTGGTTAACATCGTTTGACCCGTTTTACCGTCAGTGATATAACAACGTTCAAAGAAGTTGTGCCCCCATTTCTTCGCAATAGCCAGATTACGTTTTACGGTAATACGGTTATCATCTAAAGTGGGAACAACCAATGGGATTAACTCACGTGGTTTATCAAGATCAGGGGTTTCAGAAGCGCCATTTCTTAAACGTTCGATATAATCTTCAAACTGGGCTTTCGTCATTTTCGTTACTGTATCAGCCCAGATATCGATTGATTTGTTTTTAGGATCAATTTCCTTTAACATCTTCACCGCTGTTTGGATGAAAGCTTGGCGGTTGCTCATCTGATTTATCCTCTTCATTTAGGCAAAGTGTCATGACGAACTTCGTGTTACCCTCTTCCGCTTTTTCAATAAAGAAACGTTGGGTTAAGGTTTCACGTTGTTCACGGATAATGATCACGTGGGTCGCACGAAGCCAAGCATTCTGGTTACGTTTAATATACGCTTTCCGTTTATGCTTAACAAAATTAGGTTCAAGTCCTTTAATCGTGATCTCAGGATAAAGCTTTTTAATTTCCACAGCTAAAGCTTGTGCTTCTTTATCTTCACTTCCATAGGAAAGTGTTAATCGCTGTGGATCTTTTTCTGCTTTACCTTTGATGACGCTTAGGACACCTTCTTTCACTGCATGATAGTAACCATTTTCAATAAACTTACTTGGTAATGCCAAATAAGCATTGATATAAGAAATCGGTTCGTGTTCCATGATTCTCATTATCCTTTCTAATTGTTTCGTTTTAAATGTTGAATAAACTAGAAACCAAGAAAGGGTAAGAAATCCTCTTTCAATAAGGTTAATAGTTCATTTAAGTTTGCTGGTGGATTACCACCATAACCAAGGTATTCGTAGATATAACGAATCTGGGCTTGGTCTGATTCAAGTGTTCCGATATAATCAACGATATAGTTTGGGAAGAGATTATCCGATAATCCTTCTTGTCTATCTTCGATTGTATCGACAACATGATCGATTATTTGCTTCATAGTCATATAAATCCAAAATGTTTTAATTATTAATTCTAAAATTATTTCGAAATATAGCAATGAAACAAACTGCATTTAAATTCTTTATAAGTAAGGGTAGTTTTGCTGCTACCCTTACTATCTTCTCTATTCATCTCTTTTATTTCGATAAGAATGTCGGTTTATACTCACCTGTTGCCACACGAAGTAAGTCAAATCCACTTAAATACGGTTTCGCATTCAGTTCTTTTTCTTCTTCGATATACAACCAGTATCCACGAGTATCAAGTACCTTATCCCAATCATAACCTTTATCGATAACATTTTGCTTGATCTCTTCGAAGGTCATGCGATATTTGTTGTCGATACTATCCTTGTACATGTACATGAGTGCGATTTCACAGGAAAGCTCAACAGCACGAGCTAGTTTCTCATCTTCATCTAAGATATCACGCACTGTAGTACGCATTAGGACTTTATCTGGATAGAAGTCAACCGTTGCACTATGACCTTTACGTGTCACCCCTAATCCTTCACGAGATGCGATGATATCGTAGTGAGAAAGATTCCAGAGTACACCTTGGGATTGTGAAACGATGAGTTGCATTGGGATACCCGATAAACCAGATTTATTACGTAGACCATGGAAGGTCACTTGCATTAAATCGGTTTTACCATCCGTACTACCGTGTTCTTTTGATGGGTAGTATGGACCTGTACGATCACTGTTATAGTAAGGTGCAGATTTAATAATCTCCCAACAGTGGTTAGTTAAGAACGAGAAGTTCTTCGGTACACGTTTGATATCTTGACCTTGACGCATGTAAGTTAATTTCTTACGCTCAGGTTTATTGGTCATATTAATCGTATCATCAACGTGTGCGGTGGTTGCAAGGAAAATACCTGCACGACCTACGAACTGAGGGATCTCAGTAATCATACGAGATTTCTCAAGACCTGCACGCATGAAGTAATCGTTGACCTCTTTGTCATCGATTTTGTTTTTATCCATTTTCTCACGAGAAGCACCAGTACGGAACTCACTCATGGAGTCAAGACAAATCCCAGTCGGGTAAGGCATGGTTAATAATGTCTTACCATCATGTTTAGAGGCATCAATAAATGGAGTAGTACCAATTTGTGATTTCTCTTTTAATTTCATCTGGGCGAATTTCTTCACGCCATTAAACCAGTCTTCACCATCCATATCAGTTGAAGTGGTTAGAGAATAACGTGATTCATTCGTATAGAAATCTTCTTTAGCAAGATCTGGATATGGGCTTGCTAGCTGTACCATACGTGAGATAGAAAACGAGCCTTCTGTCTCATAAGTCGAAAGTGTCATTGCTGGATGACGTGCTAATACACGAATCATGACACTGTTCATGATCGTAGATTTAAAAGTATTCCCTTCACCAATGAATGCGATGAAAGGCATAATCCCACCATTTAGAATCTTAGCACCATTTAGACCATTTTCCCAGTTACCTGTGATCACATCGAAAATAGGTGATACGTTTAATAGTGGACGAAGCGGGGGTGCTGTATCGATGAACTCGTTCATCGTCATTGGTTTAAAAGCCATAATAAAAAGTCTCCATAAAACGAGTCTTATAAAAATAAGTTTGAGTTTATTACATATAGACAGCAAGGTTACTATCTATTTTGGGTAATCACAGAACTTTTGGTGAGCCAGTAAGGGTATGGTAAGGATAAATATGATCGATATCCTTTACTAGCATCATCCTATTTTAAACTGACGAGTTATTGGGTGGTGTTTATTTTTAGTACTAAAATAATAAGGTAATTATTGAGATATGACAGTTGAAATTGTTAATGAACCTGCTATCATTAATGAAGAGCAGGGAAATCCTGAAGAGGTCAGAGAACCTCAAGGTACAAATGCTGAGGAAGCAGAAAAACCTACTGATGTAGTAGATGTGAATTCTGATGAACCAGAAAGCACAGTAGAAGAGAATAAAGAAGCACCTAAAGAAACTACAGTGGCAGAAGAAGTTAAACAACCTGAAGTGACTTCTGCTTTAACACGTGTTGAAGGTGATTTAGAAAGTATCCGTAAAACCAGCCCTATCCTTTATCCCATCCAAGTAAACCGTGATAGTGGTGAAAGTGAAGTAGAAGCGGTTGCAGTAGAAGCTTTTACTCAATGGATGCCAGGTACAGACTTCATGAACTCTGTTTCTGATTTCTTTAAATCATTTACCAATAAACTTGGTGAAGCCGCAGATAAGTTATCTGAGTTAGGTCAAAAGATCAAATCAGATTTTGTTGGTGTAGATGATAATGGGTTAAGTAAATTATCTCGTTACGTATCAGGTCGCCAATATTTTGCGATTAGTAAAGTGGCTAAAGTTTATCAACCCCATCAGTTAGGTGTGGATTGGTTAACTTATGCAAATTGGTTAAATGATGTTACTGCTATTGTAAGTAGTATTGATCGTGATATGCTAGCACCGATTGCTGAGTACTTAGGTCGTGCAATCAATAAACCAGATAATCTTTCTTCTATTGGGTTTAAACCTAAGTATCAAGAAAAAGATTACGATGCGATTAAAATACAAATGAAACGTATCTTCTCTGGTGCGACTACTGAGAAAGTGTATTTCGGTCGTGCTTTCAATAACAATGGTGATGTGGAACAGTTCCGTAAAGTAATGCAACAAGTATCAGCGAATACTCAGTTGTTATTACCTGAAACAGTTCAGAAGTCTACTCAGCTTATTCGTGACCGGGCTAACTTAATTGCGGATGGTATTAATAAACCAGATAGCAAATACGTATTGAATAAGAAACAATCTGAATACATTTCAGAAGTGTTATACTTAACAGCTCAATACGTTACACTTTATAGTGTGGTGTTAGCGTTAGTAGATGAATTCTACATCTGTATTAAAACGACAGCTGCGAATTTAAAATAGCAACAAAAATGAGAGGGTACCTTAGGGTACCCTCGATTTGTGTTCCCATTATTCGTCATCAACGATTTCAACGATGTTACCATCATCATCGATCATGTGACGTGGATCTTTACCTGCACGGATAATATCTTTATGGAAATCTTTCCAATCTTGCTCTTTATAATTTTCATATTGAGCAGCAATATCATCAGTACCAAACTGAGCCGCCAAGTTTTCATTATATCTTGGTGGGGCAGGTGGATTGTCGATGATTGGGTTTCCGTTAGCGATATCATCACGGCGTTGTTGTCTAAGAAGACGGAAGGTTTCTGCCGCTTGTTCGTAAGCCTTACGATCTTTATCGCCTTCTTCTTTATCTTGAGCTGATTTGTGTTTATATAGCTCTTGTTTCTCAAAGCCATTGAGAAGTTGCATATAGGTAATCGATAAGCCTTCATCAGCTAACCAATCATCACCTTTACGTTCAATCTTCTCCATGTATTTGAGTCGACGTTTCTGAATCATCTCAAGACGAGAAGGGATATCTTTCGTCTGTAGTTCAGTCACATCTTCATTGATCATGTCTGAGGTTAATTCGCGTGCCATGATTTTATTCTTTCACTCCATTTTAATTTTTATTCTATCTTGAATAAAGTACACGTTCTAAGTTATACTATCTTGTTCTATAGGTATTTATAACCCTATATTATCTACATGAAGAAATGACATAAATCTCGTTTCTTCACTTTGCAAAGTCGTTCCTTATTATGTGCTCATTAATCTATACTTATACATGGTATTAGTATTATGCACAAACGTAAGGGTTCTATTAATAGAATAGAGTAAGTTTCCTATGGGAGGAAATCATGGAAAAACCAACTTGGTTAAGTACTCAGCTTTTTAAGTTTAGACTTAATCGATTATTGAAAAAGTTGAACCGTCCTGATATCAACGGATATGAGGAATTGGTTCTCATGTGCGATATCATCAACTTGATGTATGATTATATCGACTGCGATAATAAGGAATTGGATACGGTCTTATACACTGAAACGAACTACGAGCTCATTACTCGTTTCAATGCGATTTATGATCAGTTATCTGAATTTATTCATTTAATTGATATTATCAAGAAAGGTGGACGTATCATGACAAGTGACTTCCGTGCATTACCGAAAGAAATCAAAGTACATGCTGAAGATTATTTCGTGACGGAAGGTCGTTTCGCATTTCGTCATGCATTACGTTTGTTATGGGTGGCTGCCAATAATTTCATGCGTAGTCATGCTAATTCTTTATTAACCTGTGAAGATAAAGAGTTGGCTTATAATAACACGAATAAACTCGTGGGTCGTTTAGTTAATCTCATCAATCCGATGTTGATCACTATTACCCGTGTGGCAGAATTCCGTGTGGGTCGTTTTGAATCTATCAAGTATAGCAAATAGGAGGCGATAACATGTCTAATCAGAAAGAAAGCGATTTGATGTCGCTATTCCGCGATCCAACTTACCGCATTGGTGAGAGTAAGAATATCTTAACTTACATGATCCGTATGATCATGATGAAAATGAACCTAAGTTATTTAAACTGGTTCATGGTCAGTGAGCGTTGGTTAAAACGTAAGTTTGGTGCGAAGAAATATACTGGTGATCATAACCAGAAGAAATTGTTATCTCGTATTGCGACACATCGCGGTAATCTCAATAAAGAAATTGCAGGTGATAATGCAACGATAGCCGTATTCCAAAAGTTCACTCAGGCCTTGGGTGCAACGAAGGTGACAATGACTGTGAAACTTGAATTTGAGGATGGTCGTCGTGCTGTCACTGTCGATGCAGTTTATACTAACTCAACAAATGAAGTCGATGGATTATTGGAAGATGAAGTGCAAATGGATGTGACGCCAGGCGTGACTGAAGCTGAGATGGCTAACCCAGATGGTTATGAACATCTTGGTCGTGGTCGATATGAGGATATAGCAGAAGGACGTCGTCCAGAAGGCTACGTTCCGAAAGAGCCGAATCATTCGGCTTAATAAGAGGGTACCGAAAGGTACCCTCCATATTTGTCGTTTTCTTTTTTATTTTCGCAACAATAAAGAAAACTGTCATTTCATCATATTATCGGAAAAAGTTATGAAATTATCAAAATCGTGATTTTGACATATCTTAATTATTTCAATAATATCGTTTCTGCAGGTTCCATGATTACTTTCACATCTTGAAGGTGAGTAACCATGAAGACCTGTGAGAAATAGTGATGATCTACCATTCGTTTAATCAAGTTATATAACCGATTGCGGTGCTGTACTGAAAGGTGTCCACCAACTTCATCGAGATAAAGTGGGTAGTTCTCTAACTTCAAATACTTCACTAAAGTAATACGGAAGATAAAGTTGATTAACTCTGTTTGACCAAGTGAGGTTTCATAAACATCATCTCGTCTAATCGCATCTTCACCGATTACCACTGGGAAGAGATATTTCTTTGTGAAATCATCTTCTGATTCAATATCAATAATAATCGGATACGTCCAGACTTGACTCATTAGGTTATTCATCTCTTTAACGAAATGACGAATAAACCCAATCACTGATTTCGCAATGAGTCCTGTTTTCGGATCAAGTATCTGCATCAACTGGGTATGGAGATCAATTGACTTCTCAATCCCACTTCTATTTTCCTCATGTGAACGAATCACAAACTTAATACCTGCTTGATGCTGGATGCGATCATTACATTCATCGATCTCTGACTTCAGCTTCATTAAGACTTCACTCACTTCTTGATGAAAGAGTTTAGTCGTTTCGTCTTTAATGAAGTTAGATTGATTTTCAACAAGTTGATTAACTCTATCCAACTGTTCAATAAATTTACGTTGCAGTTCAATTGTATTATAAATCTTCTCAACAAGTGCACGGCGTTTATGATATCTAAATGAAGCTTCATCGTGTAATTGAGTTAACTGTTCGATACGACCAACCAATTGAATATACTCAGGTGAGGCTTGTGCTTTCCCTTTCTGAATCAATGCAGCTAATCCTTCAAGTTCCGTTAAGACTTTACCTGCTTCAATATAAGTTGGTATCTTCGCAATCTGTTGCTGGAATGCACCAAGATAAGCTTTTGGATTATCATGAATCAATCGCATCAATGTACCGAGACTTCCATCGTTAGTCATAGTGGCTTTAAGATATTCACTTAAGCCATGCTCATCTGATGTGACAGTTAGCAAGATCATCTCATAGTTCTTAAGGTTAGCCTGTTCAAACTCGACTTCTTTTGTTAACGTATCTATATTACCAGTCAGTTCATTATCTCTTTGAATGAGTTGAGATCTTACTAGACTTAGACGTTGAATTTCCGCATCAACATTTCCCTCTTTAAAGCGATGATAACAGTTTGGACACTGAGTCTCAGGATGTTGATTAAGATGTTGGAGCTGTTTATCAATCTCGCCAATCTTAAACTGCACACCTTGTTGTTCACCCTGTAACTTCATGAGTTCAGAACTTTTATGGTTAACCTGCTCTTTAGCTTGTCTATACGGAAGACTAAATGGTTGGAATGCAAGTAACGCATCATCAACGTATCTTAACTGGTTATTATAAGTTTGATACACTTCCGTTAAGCCATCACCACGACTAAAGTAAGGATACTGAAGAATCACTCTATACTGATCAATTATACTCTGATCAAATGAGGCGAGTCTTGCTCTATATTCATCATAACGACGTTCGAGTTCTTCGATGTTATCTTCACTATTAAAATCGAAACGATGTTTTTCATCTGTTAGTTTAACAAGTTGCTCCTGAAGTTCATTCATCTGAACACGGTCTTGTTCAAGCAATTCACTTTGAAGCTGGTACCGTTCAGTAAGATTAATCCCACCGATCCCTTCACTTTCTTTCAAGTATTTAAAGTAAAGATGTCTCACCCGTTGAGTAAGATCATCGTTATACTCAACAGGTGCTATTGGTACTTCACTTCTTGGGAACTGTTTTAACAGATCCGTTAATCCATTAAATAATTTCATGATATCAGAAAGTCTTTCTTCTACTTCAACGATTTCTTTATCATCAAGTAATTGAAGATTCGCTTCAGCGATCTTATTTTTGATATTCTTTAACGCACCGGTATTATCACGTTGTCCAGCACGAATCTTATCCCAGAACTTCATCACGAAATCACTGTCCATCCCAGAAATGTCTGCAAACCAATCACGACGTTCTTTTGCTGACATCTCCGTAAATAATAACTTACCTTGCAATACACGATGGTAAGCAGGTGTATAGTTAAAGAAGTTCTCTACTAATTCATATTGAACGGTTAATGTACCACCAGGATTGAGCTCTTCTCCATCTTTTAAGAAAGAATGTTTACCTGGTCTTTTACCTTGAGAGGTTAAGATATACTCGCTGTTGTTATGCTCGATAACAATCTTCTTATAACCATCTGCAAGATAATCATCCATGTTAGCGGGTAATGGTGAGAGTTCATTAAAGATAGATGATTTACCTGCCCCGTTGACCCCATCGAGTATCGTGTGTTTCTGGGTAAAATCATATTCAAAGCTTTGATCTTCTAAGAGATGCAAGCGATGACAATGATGTAAAATAAGTTTTTTGATTAACATTGTTTGGTTTCCTTATATAAAGTAAAAATAGGAATCAAAACATTTTCTACTATAGTGGTGATTTTGAAATGACAGAAGAACAAGAAAAATCGGGTTATATGGGAATTGGTGTGGTAGCAGAGAATGCTATCTTAGGGCACGAGGAGTTACTCCATGTTGCCCCTCAAGACCAGTTACCGAATATGCGTGGTCGATTGGAATTAAACCCGCAAAAGTTTACAACAAAAGGGGTAGATAGTCGCGGTAAGGCTTATCAGTCAAAAGTGGAAACAGGTTCTACTGTTACGGCTAAATGGTTGAATGAAGACAGTAACCGTATTACCCCGCCTCAATTAATGAAAGGTGAAACTGTACACCTTTATCGTTTTAATGGTGATGAAACCTTCTATTGGAAACCGACTAACCAGCACATGAATAAACGTGTGCAAGAAGTGGTGGTAGAAGCTTATGCCGCTAAACCAAAAGAAGCCGCAAAAGAAGAAACGCCGACTAATATCAAAAACAGTTATACCCGTACTGTAGATACCGCTAACGGTTTAATGGAGATGCGTACCTCTAAAGCTAACGGCGAAAAAGCAGCTTGGACTGTTCAGATGAATGGTAAAGATGGTAAGCTTGTTATCTCTGATGGCGATGGTAACTTCATCCAGATCGATAGTACGTTAACTTGTATTGATATTCAAAATAAAGACCGTACTCATATCCAATTGGATAAACAGGTAATCAATATCCAATCAGATAAAACCATTAACATGAAAACCGAAACGTGGAACGTAGAATGTAAAACGTTTAATCTGAAAGCAGATAATGTTAAATGGGAAGTGGGTAGTAAGGTTGAGATCAAATGCCCGACGATTGATCTTATTGGTCAAGTTAACATGGGTGGCATGGCGGTTACCGGTAATGGTGGTTCGGGTAATGGTAGCGTGAAAGGTAATATGGATGTCCAAGGTAGTCAATCTATCAAAGGTAGTCTCAGTGCATCCGGTTCTGTTAAATTCCCATCTGGTGGTGAATCAGGGCACATCCGTGGTAGTGGTGACTAGAATCTATCTAGTCCCTTATCATCTTGGAGAATTTTTATGTCAATATTACAATCACCCGAATTTTATACATTAGTCGGTACGATTGTTTTTGTGGTAGGTCTTATGATTTTAGATGTGAGATCTAAACATTAATCAATTTTTAGTTGTGGGGTTTTGATTAACGCAAATGTTTAGTCATAACGAAATCGTAACATTATTATGCCTCTTTAGTTGCTTAGGTGGTGTGATCATTATTCACTTCATTTTAGATATCTTCTCCAAGAAGAAATGGATGATGCCACCTGATACGAAGATCTGCTACCATAAGCTTAAAAAGAAGCGTAAGCATAAGAAAAAGAAAAGGAAAAAGAAATGACAGGTTTAGTCTTTAGTTTGTTTCTCATCGCGACACTGTTTTTAATCGGTCAGTATGCACTGATGAGTATCGTGATGACAACATGGTGGGCGAAAGGTAAATACCTTAAGTCCGAAAAGAAGAAACAAAGATGGCGTGGTGGAATGAAGTTCCGCTGGGATGAGTATGAGGATAAAGATAATGGGTAGTACGTTCACTCTAGCATTAGTGATGATGATGTTCATTGTCTATACTGTTGTAGGTGGAGTATTTGCTTTAGTATGGGCAGTGCGATCGCTTCTTGGTCTTATCCTACAGACTGGAAGATACATCACAGATAAACTATTACCAGGTTGGCTTTAAGATGATTATTTGCGCATTTAGTGGGTGTGGTAAATCGACCCTTGTTAATAAATACAAAAACGTATTCGACTTAGATAGTTTTGGTTGGAGTCAGAAACCTGATTTCCCTGAGAACTATTTACATGAGCTTGATTTATTGATCAGTAGTCCAGCCTATCAGGATTATGACTTTCTGATTAGCACACACCCAGAAGTATTACAAGGTTTACTTGAAAGAAAATATCCATTCATGTTGGTAGGTCCAGATTCTAATGTCACTTATGACCTATGGGCAAATCGATGGAATCGCAAGACCGATGATGATGAGTTCAAGGATAAGATGCGTGAAAACTTTGATAAGTACGTTTCCGACATTAATAAATTTGGTGTAAGTCATAGCGAACAATGTTTATTTGCTCGTTTGCAGCCAAACCAATACTTAGGTGATATTTATCTCTCGATGAAACAATACTACAAAAGTACATGGATCAATTACATCTTTAGAAAGTAAGATCAATGAGCTATCCTTCGGGATAGCTCTTATTTTGTCCGACCTCTTTTTTTTCATTATCCTAGGGAAAACCATGTTTATATTTTCAACTCATTATTTATAGAGGGAATGGTTATGGAATTTTTATATGAACCAACAGATTACTATAAAACGGTTCGAAATCTTGATATACCAAGTCAATGGAAAAAGTATACGGGCTGGTATTTAAGTCGAATGCGGGATATTCCAGTAGAAAAAGCAGAAGCCTTTTTGGATTGGGGTGTTAAGAACGGTAAGATCGATTTTAATGATCCTATCATGAAGATCTTTAGACGCGATGACATGAGTGACCGTTTTAAAGATACCTGTACTTTAACTGAGTTCTTAAAAGAGGTTGAAGAACGCAACCTTATTATGGCACCGACTTTAACTTGTTATGCACCGACAGAAGAACAAGTCAGTGAAGTCAGTGGTTATACTGAGGTAAAATACTACGAGCGTGCTCGTACTAAGAGAGAATCCCAGATTGCGAAGAGTTATGGTCGAATGGATGAGGCTGTAACCAAGAATAACAAACAAAATAAACTTAAAGAAGATATTAACAGTATCTCAGGTTTATTAACGATTGGAAGTACACCACTCGCTAACCGAAGTGGTCACTCTACGTTAACCTCAGTTTGTCGTACTGCAACCGCATTTACGAACGCCTCGACTGAACGTTTCTTTATGGGTAGACGTCACTTCTATAGTGGTCCTATCGTGTTAGAGAATATCGTTACGGTTTTAGCTGAAGTGGATTATGATGAAGCGAAACGATTGATCGATAAATATAATCTTCATTATATCACAGTAGATGAATTATTCGAAATGGTGAAATACAATACGGATACGTATTACAAGTCTCAATATTGGGATAAGAAGATTTATGAGTTCATTGAGAAGCTAACGGATCTTGAAAGAACGATTTATCTTTATATGGGTGATTTATTTCATCTTAAGAAATATAACGATAGTTTTGTTCGTGGGATGTTTGATAAGATCTTAGCTTTTAAAGATAAGGAACCTTTAAGTTTTGAAGAGACGCAAGCTGAACTTAAATTGATCGATGAGTTCTATGAACCTTTAGTGACTATTACAGTATCGCATCATTTGGATGGTAAAGGGATTAAAGATAAGACTCATGAAGATAAAGATTACTATGGTTATATTGGGGCTTATGCAAGACACATGCGCAACGCCTTATATGAATATAGTGATTATTTTAAATTCTTTATGGTGAATAAATTTATCCCAGCTGAGACAGCGTTATTCCCGTCTGTTATTCGTAAGAGTGTATTGGGTGGAGATACTGACTCAGTATTGTATACCGTAATGCAATGGGTAGAGTGGTACAGTGGTACTATCGTAGTAAATAGTGAGACTAAGTTACCGGGTTGTTTGTGTGTATATTTGATTAATGTGATTACTCGTCATATTCTTGCGATGGCGGCAGGTCAGATGGGGGTTGCGAAAAAATACATCCATAATCTGAAAATGAAGTCCGAGTATTACTTCGATGTGTTTATGCCAACTAACCGGACTAAACACTATCTTTCTATTGCAAGTATCCAAGAGGGGATGGCGTTAAAACATCTTGAGGAAGAATTGAAAGGGGTGGCATTAAAGAACTCTAAAGCACCACCAGAATTGATTAAGTTATTCCATGATGAAGCAGTTGGAATTATGGAATCAATCAGTCGTGGTGAGAAGGTTCACGTTAATCAACTCTTTGATAAGATTGCTCAAGAGGAAGCCAACATCTTCCATTCGATTATGCGTGGGGATAGTCGTTTCTTAACAAGCTGTACAGTGAAAGCTAAAGAAGCTTACGTCAATCCAATGAGCAGTGAGTATTTCTATTACGAGTTATGGCAACACGTATTTGCAGATAAGTATGGTGAATGTCCAGCACCGCCGTTTGTTGGGGTTCGTATTAAAATGAATCTTCCTAACAGAACGGCGTTAGATCTTTGGTTAAATAATATCAAAGATGAAAACATTCGTAAGAAATATATCGACTTCATGGAGATGCACGATAAGAAATCAGTAGCTTCTGTTATTCTTCCAGCGGATGTGGTGGCAAACATCGGTATTCCAGAAGAATTCAGACCTGCTTTAAATACCCGTAAAATGATCTTCTCATGTCTTGAACCTTTCTATATCTTACTTGAAGTATTTGGTGAGTATCGTGTGAATCGTTGGTTAACGTCTATGGTTTTAGATGAAAGACCTGATTTAATCGAACCTCAATTCTTAGCAGACTGGCGTGCCGATAAAGACGATACACTTGATGCGATTAGACGGAGTACGAAAGGTCAGGGCGAGGAGTATGAATCGTGGGATAAAAAATTCTACATCGAAGAGGAACAATCTGATGATTCGGAAGATGTAGAAAACGATTCAGATGAATAAACGGCTTTAAATAGCCCTCAATCGACGTATAAGACGATTTTCATGTATAACATGAAGAATCGCATTGACTAATGATGATAATGGCTCTGTGGTCGATTCAGAGCCATTTGACTAAACTAGAAGGAAGCTTATTATGGCTACTATTAAATGGCAACAGAATGATTGCCGTATCATCAAACTTGAAGCTGATGATATTTATATTGACGAAGAGGGGCGAGAACACCGCGGTGTGGATACCAGATATCTACTGATAACTGGACCCGTTCACTCACACATCGATAAATATGATGGGTATAAATACGATGGGGCAGATGATTGCGTTAGTGTAAGAATACCAGATAACGCTAGATATGAGGATAAAATAACTATACTGATAGCTTATAGACCTGATCTGTACGAATGGGCGAATGTAATTCGTAGAAGTCTCGGTTGTGAGTTGTCTACTTCTGTCATCAAAGGACTTGTGGATGCACTCGATAGAAATAAGAGCAAGACTACTGGCTGTTTATTATTGACAACCGAAGATCTGCCAGTAACACCACGTTATACTCACGATTATAACGGTCTTTGGTGTTTCTAAATAAGAAGGAATCAATGTAATGGCTATTAGTATTTTTACAAATAGAGACTGTCAGATCTTACAACTGGGAAAAGGCGACACCGTAAAACTCGGTAACAACACGCTTATTGTTGCTGAGGGAATCAAATATCTTTTAACAGTTGGGTATCATGTCAGAATCATTATAGATGATCACAAGGATATCGTTGGCATCAGTAAGATCGATAAGAACTCTGAAACAGCAACTTATTCAATTGAGTCAGAACCAGATCCAGAGGTATGGGGTACATTAATGGATCATCATCTCAGTTTAATTACCGGAAGTGTCCATTATACCTATAGAACGGATATCATGGATCGTATCCTTAGTACTTATGCAAAAGGTGAGTTTCCTACACTAAGAGGATTCTTATTCGGTATGATGGCAGGGATTCTTGTCTCTGCCATTGTCTTCTTTCTGACTCATTAAAACCGGAGCACAATTATGGCAAGCACAAAATTATCAAGCAAACACAAATGGTGGATTATTAAACTTAGTAAAGGTGAACTACTTTATCGTAACAAGAACAATGCAGTTTATGCTGGAAGTGATGTGGTAAATGGTGTTGTTCGAAAAGATGGTTATCTTCTTGTGATTGATCACGATGAAGTTTATATTAACCAACGTGAATATAATACTGATGTAATCGATGTTCATACTAAATCAAAAGAGAAACGCAGTAAGAATGCGGTATTTTATTTTGATGAAGTACCAGATGCAGAAAAATGGCAGAAGTACATTCATAAGCATCTTAACGCAATAAGTGAAGCTAACCCAAAACTAAGTTCTAAAGATCTCGAGTATCCATCGATTAGTGACATTAAAATTGCAATTGGCCAGAAGACCCCAGAAAAAATTGAGTATGATCCTTTTGATGGTTGCCCTAAACCACTTAAATATGCTGTGGTTGGTATCGCAGCTTTATTGGGTGTCGTACTGGGTTAATCGATATGCGAACAAAAGTAAGAGGCATCGTTATGATGCCTCTGCTTTATGTTGTATTACCACTTAGCGTGCCATTTAGGCTCAGCGGATTCCATTGATACTTTAACGCGTTCGATTGGTTCACCTGAAGCTTTAAGAATTTCCTTAGCTTGTTCGATGATACCAGATGATTCCATACCAAGACCAACAGGCATTGCAGCGATGTTGCGTAACATGGCTGGATCTACGGTAGCAGTATAAGACTCAAGGGATGGCGAATTATATTTATTGGCTTTTTCTAAACCAGGTTCACCTACGCAGTCCCATGTGATAATAGAAGTGGTATACTTCTCTAAACGACCATTTTGGAAACGGTCTTTCGTAAAGCTACGAACTGAGAAGCAAACGTTCATATCTGGGTCTGCAAATTTTTGGATTAAGACATCGCGATACGGACCAGATGGTTTTACTTTACCACGGATACCGATATAACGATTTCCTTTAGCATCTTTTAAAGTGGTGTCAATGACAACCTCTTTGATTGTGTGCGATTCGAATTTTTCATCGATACGCATCACACGTGCTACGTACTGCTCTTGAGTCTGACCGGGTTCAGGCATTGGGTGACCTAATTCACCAATCAAACAACCTTTACGTAAACGGCGAGCAAAAATACTATCACCGTTTAAGAGTTGTTGAACTGGATCTTGCTTATAGACGGCACCATAGCTATTTGGGTATTCTAATGCACCCAAAATCACATCATACCATCCTTGCGCATCAGGTTTCAATGTACCTGCTTTATTCACACCAAGTAGTACTTCTGAGTTGAGTTTAATTTGACTCATGAGTATTTCCTACTTTCTTATTCTTTAATAAAGGCGTTTATTAGAGATCGATTCGATTCGTCTTCCTTCATGGAAGAGGAACTCATCTTTCGTTATCTTTTCCACTTTGATATTATCACCCACTTTAGGGATAAAATCATACCCACCAATATCCAGTAAGTTAATACGATAACAACCTGGTTCTAAATCGAGTCCTTTGATAAACTTCGTTTTCTCATCTAAACTGAAATACCAGGTATAGTTATAGATACACCCATTACGTAAAAGATCAATACCGATATTAGATAAGAATCCTTTACCAGTAATCTGACCTTTATATTCACGAGTATTGACACTGGCTGCAATCAACCAATGCTCATCCGTATAATCTACATCAGGGACAAGGTCTTTTGATGGTTTAACCGCAAGAGCATACTCCATCTTATAGATATAGAGAGTATTATCTCGCTTACTATCAAAAGCATTATTAAGATACCCACGTCCAATATCACCAAAACCAAGCATACAGCCTAGTATACTTGATGAGGTAGAAGTACGGGGGATTGCTCTTGATTCACCATTGACTAACTTAGTCGAGAAACGAGGAACGAAGGATTTGATCTTATCGTCAAAGGAGATATGATAGAGCGGGGTATTTTCGTTACCCTTGATGATGGCCGCCATTTTGGAGAACTCGTCTCCATAAGCGATTCTGAGGCTCTCTACGAGCGATTCATATTCAGTCATCTCACTATCCTTAACTTCTCAATACTTTTTCGATACGAGTCATTTTCTTAGACTTATCTGCGAGTGCAGAAGTGAGTCCTTCCTCGAAATAAGAACCCATTAACTTACTATAGGTATCCACACTACCTAAGGATACATTTCGAAGTGGTACCCAAGATGGTGGATTGGTTTTGATATCATCCATGGATTTTAATTTATCGCGATACATGAACTTGTCATTCTTCGGATCACGTGCAATGTTAGCCAGTAACATCTCAAGTACCTGAGGAATATCGATCAAGTTCTGACCAATGTAATAACTATCTTTACTGTAGATATTTAAAATATCTAAGTAATTGAGATACCACGGAATACGCGCTAACTCAACGAAATAGTTATACATGTAGTAGTCCAATGTTTCATCTTTAACGATGTTAGTATTAAGGACTAATGTATCGTACGCATCTAACGAAAGGACACGATAAACATCTTCTTGATAAGTGAATTGTTTCATCTCAGTGATCGGAATTGTGATCATACCTGGAATGGACAATACAGCATATTTATTGGTTTGCGGGTCAACTAGCGCCACGATACCAAGTACGGTTAAGTCTTGGTCAAGTTTAGCAAGCTTCTTCGTTAGGTAGTTTTCTGGGTAGATAACATCAAGCGGTTTTTTAACGATGATACGATCGTCTTTTGTTTCTTCTAGTAACCCTAAGATATATTTAGGATCACGAGTTAAAACCGATGATAGGGAGATATCATCGGTGATATCGTTATAATTCATAGATAGATATCTCCTCTATTTTTATTCTGTTTTATCACTGTACTTGAGACGTCTTACAGCTTGTGAGTAAACACGGTAAACACCATGGATACCACGAACCAAACTGACGCTAACATCACTGATCGTGACTTTAAATACATCAGAGATCAAACGTTTCATATTACGCAGATAATCACGATTCAAGAAGCTTTCACCAATCCAATCTTCAATATCAGAAAGACATTTTAATGACAGATCAATATTTCGTTCAATGAACTTACTTGATGGGCCCGTGATCTCATAACGCTTCATGATCTCAATGAGATAGTTGATATCATCTTCAGCAATATGAGCTTGGTAAGCAAATGGCATCAGTGTTTTACTTTCTGCGATTTCATCGTGGATGATACCGAACTCATTATTGTGATACACAAATCGAGTTGGTTTAGAGCCAAACAGCATATACGTATCATCCATAGCAGAAGACATCATTTGAGCAACACCCTTATCGGTCATCAGCTCGATGTTTCTTGAATGTCTTAAGAAGTCGATCATACGTAAAGTTGCGGTTGCATAAGCATCATAACCATTACGGAGATCTTTTGCTGTATACTCAGCTTTCTTACCATCCGTTGTGGTGACTTCAACATTCCAACCAAGTTTAGTAAGTTTCTTCAACTCAAGGAAGGAGAAGTTGATTTCACGTGACTTACGGATATTACCAAGTAGATCCATGAGATCTTTAATCGTTACGCCAACACCCAATTTAGCAAAGAGTGCCTTGATCGTTTGCTTAATATTCTCAAGGAATCGTTTCAGTAATGCGATGGTTTTCTCAGCGAAGCTTTTTAATGCATCGCTCATGCCTTCATTTGAAACGTCAGTATCAAGTTCAATCGCTGACTCAAGTGCAATGGTAGTATTATGAATGAAATGGTCAAGTGTTACCACCTGACCAGCCCAATTACACTTTCTTAAACTAGCCATAATTATAGCCCTAGTTTAGTTCTCACTGTTGCGTTAGCTAAGATTTCTTTCACTAACTCATCTACTGCTACAGCGAAGGTTGCAACTTGTGGATCTTCTTCACCGGTTGCTTTCATTTGTTGTTCTACTTTGCGATAGAATGCACCTAAGCTGTAATGGGATAAACCGATATCTAAAATCAATGCTTTAGTGAAATCATAGATGTTGTCGTAACCTTGCGTTGGAGCAAGTGAGTTTAAGATACGACCAGAGAGATCACTATAAGAGAAACCTGTTTCAGGAATCACTGTACCAGGTTGTACAAATAAAGCCACGAAATCAGAAGGTTCTTTCTTCAATTCTTCAATGAACACTTGTGGGAACAAACGGATGTAGTTTGAACGGAAAGCCGCTTTTACTGCATTGATTTGTTCGTTGTAAGCACGGTTGAATTCATTCGCATATCGCTCAGTATTTTCAAGTAGGTCGTTGATGTTACCTACTGAACCTAATGCTACCGCACCTAATACCGCATCTGCATTACCACCTTGTTCAAGGTATTTTTCATAGTTGGTTTTGTATACGTAGATCACGTTAGTGTTTTCATCTTTGAAAGCCACTACTTGACCGCCTTGATCAACTAAGTTGATTTGGTTGACGTAACGATTTAATAAACCACCTAACTGAGCAAAAGTTTCAGATAAGTAATTGCGATATTGTACTAATGGAATATTTACAGTACCATCAATAACATCGTTTGCTAATAATGAAGCATGGATGAAATACAATATCACGATTTCATCAACTAATTCACTTTGATGCGGTGCACGTAAACCCGTTGGTACGATATTACCATTTACAAGATAACGAGTATAAACGTCAGTTAACCAGTTAGATGGATGACGGGCGATCATATCTACTAATGCATCATCTAATGAGGTATTACCTGACTTTAAAAGACCTACGATATCATCTTCATTACGATCCATGAAACCAGATTGGATCGTCACATTTTGGATTTGTGAATTAGCCAATGGTGCATGACGTTGGATGTAATCTAAGAAAGTTTTGGTTTTATAGATATCAGCGAATTCAATTTCTTGAATATCAGATACTTTATAGAAACCTTCATTGTATTGAGCACGAATACCTGCTGCTACACGATCGATGAAAGGTAACACTTGGTTACGTAATACATCTAAACGTTGTAATAGTGGTTTAGCGTAGATTTCAGCCATCGCTTCTAATTGTTGACCATGACCAGACTGACGTTGGTAGTCTTTTAGTTGATTTGCATCTAATGAAACCGCAACACCGTTTTCTTCGATAAGACCTGGCATCGTACGACCCAATAAATCTTGGAATGTACCCGCTTGGTTAAATACGACTGCTGTACCTTGACGAGAGAACTCTTCGGTTAAATCGTCTGCTAACTGTTTTGAGTAACTTGTTAACATCTTACGCGTTCTCCTCTACTGGGCACACATCAAGATTATTCTTGATCGCAAGTGCAACTGTTTCTTGGATACAACGTTCAGTGTAATCACCATCTGGGCATCCGTCTGAATTTGGAGCAGGTTCAGGTAACTTTACACCATTCCCTTCTACCTTATACATTACAGCCGTCACTAACTCAATAATGTTAGCGAGTGTGTAACGTGTGGATTCTAATTTGTTTACCATTGTTTTATAACCTTATTGATCAGTTAAGATTAATGTTTTTACTACATTCGAATGTGGTCTCTTAAGAGACCGGCTAAGTGTCGACATAAAAGCGGGGAGGGTTGAACCCTCCCCTATGTCTTTCAACAACTTGTTCTAAGTGTTATTTGTTATCGTACGCGTCTAACGCTCGTTGTGTCACTAACTGCAAGAGTGTAGCAGTAGTTCCGATTAACTCTGGGGAACCCACAATACGATCCGAGATAGAAGCATAACCAAACATAGCGTGAATCGGTAATCCTGACTCGGTTTCATTCTTACCAGTAAACACACGACCTGTAACAGATTTAAGCTGATTGCAGACCACGAGCTTATCACCACTTGAAAACCCTAGATCAGTTTCAATGTAGATACGGATACCTACTTGACCTTCTAGGACTTCTTGTGATTTCAGTTTTAATGGCTCATCGATCTGTCCTGTCATATGACGTTTATCAGATAGCTTCATCTTCGTTCCACTAAAGCGATATTTCATAATCTGGTTCACAACTTCTTTAGTTGAAGGTGAAAGATCATCTTCGTCACAGTAGTAGAAGCAATCAATCTTAATTACCTTACCTTTATATTTCGCTTTAGGTGAAATCTGAGAAAGTCGTTTTAAGATATCTAAACTACTTCCACTGAAATACCCTGCATCACTAAAGGCCTGGTCTTCGATTAGGACTAAACTATCATCGATATCGACTTCATCATTAAGCTTAACCATGTTACGTAAGTTATCGGTTGCATTTACAACGATAACTCGTTCTTTTACGATAGAGGACTTAAGCTGTTTAGCAAAATCCATCGATACGGCTGAAGAGTCTTCAAAAGTATCATTTGATTCTACTAACATTACTCTGGCATACGTCTTATCGCACAAGATCACTTGAGTAGGACAAAGGACGTCACGTTGGAAGAAGGCTTGGTTAAATACCAACACCTCACCCTTCTTGAATTTATATCCTACATCACGATCACATTTGATATCATGGCGGAAATAACTTCCTTTCGATGATGCAATTGTAATACCGATCTCTACCATCTCTTCACCAAGGTCATCTTGGTTATAAGAAACAAGAACGTATTTCGGTCCTTTCTCTTTAATAACCCCATCCCCTTTTGCTACGTAAGCAAACTTCTCATCAACACGATGAGCAAGGACATTTTCGTATCCCGTTCTTACGCAAGGTGGCATTGCACCTCGAATTGGGATACGGTGAGAGCTCTGAATCGAGGAGAATAAATTTCTCTTCTGTTGTGAATATTGTCCTTACCATCAGCTTGGGAATTACTATATGTCATTCAAACTTAACTGATGATTTAAAAGGAATCTGATATGAAAAAATTACTTAATACATTTAACAGCAAAGACTTGGTGGAAGTCAGTACCGTTCCTGGTTTCTATCATATACCAGGTACAACAAGATATGCGCTTAATAGAGATGGTCAGCTGTATTCTTTCCTGAGAAAGAAGATCCTTCCTGTGAGATCTGTTAGACCAGATACGCGGTACAGATCGACAACCCTAGCACACGAATCAGGAAAGGACGTCACCTTCCCAACTCACCGATTACTTGCTCTCATGTTCCTAAACGATGGAACAGATAAGAGTAATATGCAAGTAGATCACATCGATGGTGACCGTTTTAATAACAAGCTTGACAATCTTGAATGGGTTACTCCATCTGAGAATATACTCCGCTCGTTTAAATTAGGTCTGCGTGATAACAGTGCTGTATCTGTTGTTATTTATAACCCTAAGACTAAAGATAAAAAAGTATTCTACAGTTTAGGTGCAGCCGAGCAAGAGCTTCAGTTACATTATTCTACGATTTCATCTCGATGTAAGCACGAAGGTAAACGTGTATACCCAGATGGCTATCAATACATGTTCGGCGATGAGAATACGGTATTCCCCGATATCAGTGAAACAACCGATAAATACGGGATTGAGATACCTGTAGTCACCCGAAATGCTTTAACTGGTGAGATACTCCATTTTAAAACATCTAGAGATGCATGTATCGCATTTTCTTATTCACCTGGTATGGTGAGTAGCTATTTAAATGATGATCGACAATTACTAACCGAAGATCTTATTCAGATCAAGCCAGATGATGGAACACCTTGGCGAGAAATAAAAGATCCTTATCTTGATCTCAAAGAGACAAGCCAGTATCAGCCGGTTACAATCACTGATGTGATAACAGGGAAACAGCATCATTTTATTTCAGCAGCCCTAGCGGCAGATTTCGCCAATCTTTTAACAACTACTTTGCATTGGAGATTAATCAATGCTGATGCAGGTAAAAAGATATATCAGCCTGGCTATACATTTAAATATTACGATGGGAAGTGATAGTACTTCCCTTGTCTTATGTTGTTAATTTTAGTATTAAGTATTTTTCCTATTCCTATAGGACAAGTATTCAAGTGGACTATATCTTATCTAGATATTTCTAGATCCTTCCGTTTCGGTACTTGTAATTATACGTTCCCTACTCTACTCGTTTATTCATTTAGATATTTCTAAACTATACTTTCGATAGTCTCTGCTCCTTCTTCCCTTTATACGGATGATAAAGTAGGAAGCTTGGATCAGGATTGTATCCTTGTTATATACTTCTCTTTCTTGTTACTGTACCTAAGTGATTAGTTTAGCCACTTACCTATTACTAGAATAAGCTTAGTAAAAGAGAAGACTAGATAGTTTCCCTGAGTTAGAAAGGTTTAACGACAACCAGAAGATCGTCGTGGGTACTGAATGGTGCAAGTAAAACAGGCGTAGAGAAGAGCTGTGAAGCATCTAGATCTTGTCCTGGTTTATGTTTACCAGCCGTACCCAATTTCGTGTCGAATCGAGGATTTGCAGAAAGGAAAGTCGTGATACCTACATCTGAGCTATCCACTGTTGCTTCTGAAATCACGCCCATATCAGTATCACTAAATGTACGAGTACGTTTTACCATGGATCGTTTAGAGCGACCACCTTCACCGGTAAATGTGACGTTTTCTTTTTCTTTCACATTTTGGATTGGGTTGATATCATCGATGATCTCCATAGATGGATCTTTGGAAAGCACGATCATGACATCATTCGGTGGCATGTCAAAACGGCGTTTAGTTGTGATAGGCTTAGATTTGAATAGACGCATGTGATTTACAAAGGTCGAATATACTGCACCTGCAATACGTTCGTATCCTTTAATCACCATGTCATCCATATTGATCTCATCGACAGAGTGAGAAGTGGAGAGAAGTTCTACTGCTCGGATGTAGAGTGGAACCATTTCAGTTGGCTCTTTCATGTATTCAAGCATTTCACGAGAACTATCATCGATGAACAAGTCTTGGATAAGATCTAACTCTCGTTCATATCTCACCGCTACGCCATCTTCATGTAGGATAGCACCGTATACTTCTTTGGTATCGAAATCAAGTGCACTGTATTGTTTTAAATAACGTGCATAGTAGTTCATCCCAGCGATAATTAATTTATCACGGGTGGACATGATCGATTTATCAAATACCCATTTCTCATCGGCAAATCGGATGATCAGCTGTTTACTGTTACGTTCGATTTGTTTACCTGCTTCATATTTCTCAACAGGTAATCTTAACATTTCAACTAGACGTGCAAAACCGAGTTCACGTGCTAGGATGAAACCGACTGGCATCAATACACCTAAGATTTTCACTTCAGCATACTCATCTGGTGCTTCAAGTAAATCCATCGAGAAGACTTCATTCACATCAGTTGGTTTATTTTTCACCAACCAAGTATCGTCTTTTGGATTATACTGAACATGTTTACCAAATGATAAGATACCATTTTTATCCTGAGTGATCTTCGTAAAGTCAATCGTGTAGAATAGTTTCTTGTGATGGAAACCACGATAACGAGACATGAGTGCTTGAATGATACGAGGAAGATTCTTAATATCACTTCTTACTGCACCATACTGAATATCAGTATACGTCCCTTCACTAATCAAACGATCAACTTGAGATAATACCCAGTTGTCTAAGTTGTATTTCTTTTTATCTGACCGATTTAAGAAAAGTTTTCCGTAGTAGGTTGTTAGTGCAACACGATCACCGTCGATCTTACGAATGACACGGTCACGACGTTGAGAACGAAGATAGGTTCTTACGCCACCTTGTCTAATTGTACCGTCTTCATGGACTTTTGGTAATTTCAGTCTTACTGTAGAAGGTGAACCACCTACAGGGGTAAATTGAATTACATGGGTCTCTGTATCAGAAGCAAGGTTTGAAGTATCTTCGACTTCATAGTTGCTGACTAATACGCCGGTCTTTTGCATCGCAACGATATTACGGGCGATATCACGTTTTAAATCTTTCTTAATATAATCACGTTGCATATTCATGATCGTTGATTTAAGTAAAGACTTATCCGTTACCATTGGGATGTCAGGAATTTCCGCATCTTCTTGGTTTAGAGTGATATCTCTTTTCTCATTGATAAACTCACCTAAGGTTTTACCCTTAACAGGTGATTTCAATGTTTTATACGTTTCAGCTGCCTTTTCCCAGAAATCATTTTGTTTCTTGGTTAAACCAAGTTCTTCGCTATACTGGGTAACTTGTTTCTTAACACCTACATCAACCAATGATGAAACCGGTTTAGTGATGAGTTCTTTCTCAGGAATCTGAGTTTGAATACCCACTAATTGGTTTACTTCAACAGGCGTGTAGTTTTCTTTAATTACTGCAGGCTGTTGAATAGGATCAGGATGAGTAGGGCTAAGAGCAGGAGTAGCGGTATTAAGGTCACTGAGGTTAGCTTTGACAATTGTCTGAGCTTCGCTTGGTGTTCCTCCAGCGTGCGGCTGTTGGTTGACGCTAATAACGCTCTTAATTTCTGCTTCTGTTCTTGCTTGCGTAGATTCAGATTGTTTCTCCTCTACGATATCAGGTGGGATCAGAACTGTATCATCACCTTTATCTTCTAGGACTTCCGGATCTTGGAAGTCATCATCTTTTAATGTTTCTTCCGTGTTAGTATCATAGATAACTTGGATATCCTTAGTTTCTTTCTCATCAATCTCTAATGGATGTGGAATGAAACTGTTAGCCAGTTTATCCTTCTCAACAATTTTTGCTAAGAAACGGAGGAAACGCTTTTGGAAACGTCTTGCGGTTGATTGAGTAATATTTAACTCTTCACCTTCGATTAAATCTTCTGGTGTTTCATTATCTTCCTCATCTTCACCTAATGACTCTTTTCCGGTTACCCATCTATCCAGCAATCCTAAATTAAGTAGGACAACTGTATTGCCATATAAACAAAGTAAATCGATTCGATCTAAATCTTTTTCTTGAATATATTGAGCAAAGAAGGATTTTGATCTTGTATAAGGATCTAACCATTTCCAGAAATCAAGCAATGCTAATTTTTCATAACTATCGAAGATCTTGAAGTAAGATCGTTTCATTTCGATAGCAGCACGTTTTAACTCTGGCACTTTTGGTAATTGTTCAGGGACATGGAACATCATCAATTGATGACGATTAGTTTGTTTGGTATAATAACTAATCCCATTTAAGTATCCCTTATATTTCGCTTCGAACTCAAACAGATGACGTCTTGGGTTATATCTAAACTCAAATCGTCTACCCATCAATGAGTAGTCCACAATCATATTCCATGGTCGTCTTTCTCTGAACGAGAAGAACTTACGTTCATTTCTTGCCCAGAAAATACCTGGATTCTTTTTGTGGTAGGCTTTAATCGCAAGTCGATAGTTAAAGATTTTCTTTTTATAAGGACCTGCGATCGCACCTGCGTAATCTGTATGGTGGAAGGAAACCTGTGCTTTCTTTCTATTCTTAACGAAAGGTGATTCTGGTGATATACCAAAACTCTCTTTCATATTCGGATAGAAATAATGCAGGATGGAAAGATCGATCTCCTGTAGGTCTGCTACACGATTAACCTTTGGATCTTCCATCTTAACAAAGTAACGGATACCTTGCTGGCGATAGACCTGTGGATATCTTGCCTCTAATGACAAGATCAGTTGGTCTTTATCTATATTTTCCATTACTCACCTCGTTTTGAACGGTAACCACGTGGTGGTGCGGTTAAACCTAAAGATGCTCGAGTTACGATATCGTTTTCGATATCATAAGCCAGTTTACCAGTTGCACGAATCACGGAGATACGTTTACCAGCATTCTTATTGATCTCTTCGATTGCATCTCTACTATGGATGAAGTTAGCACTCATCTTGTCTCCGTCAACTATATTTAGACTATATCTTAGTATACACCTGGGGATCTCTCAGATATACACTCCTACCGTTTCGATACTCATATCAAAAATACTTTCTCTACTCTACTCACTTCTTCATGACAACATTCCTATTATCACTATGCTTTCGATAGTCGTTGAACTCACACGTCAGTAACGTGCTTTGCTGCGCCGATTGGCCAAAACCCTTACTCGTTTCACTATCCCCCATTGATTGATTACTCTAGGGGTATCTACCTGTATCACTACGGTAGAGTAGTCAGTAAGATGGCGTTTAGGCTTTCCCGCAATTAGATAGGTTTATGCTGACCCTGACGGAATATATTTGAGTCAGCTCCGAGTTCTGGTAAACGAGATCCATGTGGAGACATCGTTTGGAAGAAGCTTCCGTTTAGAACTGGATATTCAAGTGCAAACTCACCTGTTGGTTGTCCATCTTCATATTTCTCAAGACGGACTGATGGTGTTGTGGTTTTGACGTAAACATCACCAATATAAGAAGAGCCATCCCCTGTTACAGGATAACGTGTCATTTCGACTTTCTTCTCATTAAGTGCTTTATGGCTGATTAAGTATAACCATTCGATATAAGTGATTGGTCTTACTTTATCTTTATCCCATCCATCTGGTAATTCAGTGATATCAGATAAGATTTGATATTTCTGATCATCCTGATAGATCAACCCAAGATAATGACCATTGATCATGATCGGCCTTGTTTTGAAACTATCTTTACTGAATGCATCGATGGTTGCTTCATTACCTTCTATTGTTACCCATCTATCGATTGCGATGTCATCTAACTGGACATTAGTTCGAGTTAAACGAGTTGGGTGAACAAGATAAGCATCACCATCTCTTGATGGGAATGAAGTCGTATAAAGACGATCATTTCTCATGAGATAGACGATGTGCGGAATACTTCCTTTTAAACATTGGAATAAACCAATGAGAATTGTATCCACCGTTGGGGCTGAGGGATCACCTAAGATATCTGCGCCCATATCCATGGATGAAATGACGTTACGTGTACCTAGGAATAGATTACGTGCACCAAAGCGAGACTGTAAGAAACCTTTCTTCCCATCTAATAATGAAAGGAAGTAATCATAAAGGTCATCAACGATCATCTGCATATTCAGACGAACGTTATTAATCTCTGCACCTTGAAGTGGACTGTTCTCTAAACTGTTGGCAAGACGAAGTAAACGACGATAGTAGTCATTGGATTCATCTTCCGTGGTACGACCATTTTGTGCGACCTGTAGATCACGGAGACCTGCTGGTAATACAAGATGGTTTACTAAAGTTAATTGACCACGGTATTTTTCATACGCATCGATCATTTGATTACGTCTTGCTGAAGTATTGCGTTTAAACTTCAGCTCGTTAATATGAGAGATAAAGAAATGGTAGCCTGTATCTGCGCCATCATCACCAAGATCAGCAGGATCGAATTCCCCTGTCTTAGGATTCCAGATTGCAAATGCTTCACCACGCCAGATGCTCTCATAATAACGCTTGAGTTGTCTGATCCAACGTCTAACTGTCGGATGAATCAACTCCGTGTTAAGTTTGATATATCCAAACGTATAATCGCGATTCTGGGAACCCACTTGACCAAATAAGATCTGGCTATAGAGTCCTCCTGGATTGAAGTCTTCGCTGGTGCCATCATATATCTCCGTCGAGGTAATACGAGGAACACGAGCAAGTCGTTCTTTTGTCGGGATTAATAGTTGGACATCAAAAGGTTTAATGGGTGTTGTCATAACTCACCTTTTATTCCTTTTACATCTAAGTGTTTTTAAATTTTTTAACGTTAAAAAGTTTAGTGTCCAATACTAGTTGCCTAATATGTGGACATAGGTTGCAGGCTATGTTTTCGACATTTTGCCTAAGTAAATACGGCAAAATGTTAACTTATTCGTTATATAAATAAGCCTTAATAAAGGAGTTTTGTTATGGCCAAAAAAGACGATCTTGATTTGGATTTCGGGGATGATGATTTAGATCTAAGTGAATTTGATCTAAGCTTCGAGCCGACTGAGAAAATCAAAGATGATAGAAGCCCCATCGTAAAAGATGCTGCGAATGTCGCAGAGGGGGTGAAGAAAGCCGTCTTTAGTGAAAATTCCATGCGACTCTTATTGAAGAATGCAGCACCAAGAGAATTCAGAGATACTGCAGATCTGATTGGTGATACGGTCTATTCGGTTCAAAATGAATACGATAAGACCATGCAAAAGCTTGCTCCTTCAATAAAAGAGTTTAAACGAAGTGCAGAGGCATTTCGTCGTACACTTGGTAATGCCATTCCAGAAGGAATGAACAAGTGGTTGGAAAGTAAACTAAAAGAAGAAGGCGGTGGAAGTAAAGGTCCTTCACAGGAAGAGATCGCGAACCTTGGGATTGAGAAAACAATCTTAGGTGTATTCCAACAGCAACAACAAGCTGAGGGACAAGCAAGACAAGAACAACAAGTCATGCAGGTCGCTCAGGCTAAAACCCAAACTGATCAATTAAATAGTACTAATCAGGTGGTTAATCAATTAACCCGATTAGTGAACTATCAGGAAGGGATTAATCTTGGTTGGCAAAAAGAGATGCTTCGTGTTTCTCTACGCCAATACAACGTACAAGCAACCTTATTAAAAGGATTCAGTGAGTTTAGTCAAAACGCACTAAATCAATTACAATCAATCGTTAAGAATACGGCTTTACCTGACTTAGCAAAACAAACTGATAAAGAAGTTTTAAAAGATATTTCATTGAGACGTTTCTTTGGCTGGAGTCAAAATACCTTACGTGATAAGTTACGTGGTAATAAGCTAATCGGTAAGACGATCAAACATCTTTCTAATAAAGCCAATGACATGCTTGTTGATCCACTGCAAGAACTGATGGGTGGTTTAACCACGATCATGGATATGCAAGGTCAAGCCATGGAAATGGAACGAGAGATGGCAGCCCTTACAGGTGGTGCGGTTTCTGGTGACCAGAAAGAACTGATACGTCAGCAACTCATGCAGAGTATCGGTGAAGGCATAGGCAGTAAGTTCTTCGGTAGTATGGGGATGCGTCTTGGCACCCTTGCGATGAAGAATAAAACCATCGCTGGTGCCGCTGCGAAAGCAGGTAACGTCAATGAAGCGATTGGTGATATATTAAACAACTTCTATCGTAATGGCATCAAACCAGGTGAAGATGGTAAACTTGGATTAGTCGGTAAAGGATTAAACTGGTTTAGAGATGCAGCTGATTTAGATCAGATCGTACAACGTGACACGAAAGTCGGCGCAATTAACTGGCATACTTCTAAGAACTTACACGATCCAAGAGCCTTTGATAACTATGCGCATAAATCAATCACGGAAATTATTCCTGGTTATTTAGCACGTATCTTACAAAGTAGCGAAGGGATTCGTACAGGTCGCATGCCTGATCTTTTACTCTTTAGTAATGAACGCGATACATTCGTAAGTAGTAGCCGTCACACTAAAGATTTAGCTGATACGTTATTTAAACGTAATAGCGATGTCTTAAACGGTAACCTTGATAACTTCGTTGAGAAACTCGGTGGTAAAGACCTTACTGGTGAAGATAAAGCGCAACTTCGTAAAAACTTAGTTGAAAGTATCCGCAACGGCGAAGGCATGGATCTTCATCGCTTCATGAAAGACGATGATAAATTAGTGAAAGGTTTATCCTCACGTGGGCTAAGTCAACTTCGAAACGGTATCAACAGTCAAGTTAAATTCAACGATAAAGGTAAGATTGCATTAGATGATAAAGAGTCATCTGATAACAACTTATACTTATATCGTAGATTTGATCGTTTACGTGGCGATATTCCTAACTTCGTGGATCATGTTAAAGATCTAGCACGTCAAGGTTTAGTCAATACCGATACGCTTAAAGCCATGGGTATCGTTGCGAGTGATGGAAAAGATTCGCATTCGATTGATACTGATAAACTTTACGATATTCTTCTAAGTGGTGATTATAACCAATACATTAAAGAAGATGTATCTACTCAAGGTGCGATCCCTACGGGTGGATTTAGAAGAAGAACAAAAGGAACAACAAATGAAAGACGCAGTACATCAGCTCCGTATATATCTGGAGTTACTGGTACTAGTAGTCCTATTAGTCCTAATGCTGATTATTTATCTGCCATTCGCGACAATACTCGTTACCTTGAACAAATTGCTCAAGATGTTAGTGCCTTGCGTACGCGCGCTCAAGGCGACCAAGCAACGAATAAGAGCGAAGATACTGAGAGCGTTAGCTGGCAGACTTTAGATGCTTCTATTAATATCCAGACTTCAGCTATTTTAAATAGTCTTGCTCGCATCAATAGAAATATCATTGATATGGGTGTGGGGAGTGGAAGTATCAGTGATGATAAAGGTCGTGATATTAATTCTTCTGAGATGACGGACAGTCTTATCAACTGGAAGAAATTAAGACGTTACACTCAAGATGGCCGTGACTTTATTCAGCGTAAAGCCATGGATCTTTATCAGAAAGCAAAAGACACCACGAATCGTTTCGTCGGTGCAGTAAGAAGTAAAGTACTTAATCCTTTATTTAATAAAGGAAGCGAAGTAAAAGAAAGCGTCTTACTTAAATTTGATTTATACTCACCTGATAATCTTAAAGAGCCATTAGTTAAAGCACGTGATTTAGCTTTAGGTAAATACTGCGATATCAACGGTAAAGTGATCCGTAGTTTTAGTGAACTGAAAGGTCACCTCTGTAAGATGGGTGAAGATGGTAAACCTACTATCGTTGCGACTGTAGAAGAACTACAAAATGCCGTCGATAAAGCAGGTAACAAGTTTGACATCAATAAGATCAGAGGTCTTGGTGCCAATATCCGTTCTTGGATGCAAGATAAGATCAGTCAGATCTCATCTAACCTCAATATCAGTTCACAGGTAAACCGCGCTAAAGATTTCGGTCGTAAAGTACTTAATCGTATCACAGATGCATTGGTTAAAGATGTTTACGTTGGGGATGAACGTTCGCCACGTATTACCGCTAACCAATTAATCAATGGTATTTATTTCTGTAATGGAAAACCACTGAGACAAGTTCGTGATATCGTAAGTGATGTCGTCGACCACGATGGGAATGTCATCCTATCATTATCTGAAATGCGCAATCAGGGTTTATTTGATAAAGATGGTAAACCTTATAAAGATGTCCTTGATAATCTTATTAGTAACGTTATCGTAAAACCATTCCAGTTAGGTAAGCAAATGCTTAAGGGTGGGATTGATTTCTTAGGTTCACTTGGTAATAAATTCAAAAGTTTATTCGGTGGTGTATTTGGTGGTTGGGGTGAAGGTATCACCTTCAATACTAAATGGACGAAACGGATCTACGAATTATTAGTCTGGAAATTTGGTGGTCAGCCTGATCATCACATGAAAGATATCGCTTCTGATAATATCAGCCAAGCAACAACCGGTGATATTGTTAAGGATGCGAAGAAACGTGCTGAGTCAATTAAGAAACGTTTTGGTAATGCGAAAAACTTTGCTGGTTGGATGGCGGATAAAGCCAGAAAAATGGGTGAAGGATTTAACGTTAAAGATGGCATTCAGGATTACCTAAAAGAAAAAGCTGAAAGAGCTAAAGCGAAGAAAGAAGAACGTGAAAGAGCACGTGCTGAGAGAGCGGAGAAACGTAAATCAAGATTATCTTTAGATGGTCTTAAAGGTTTCGGTACTGGGATTATTGACCGCTTTACAGGTAAACGTCGTAAAGGTTCTTGGATGGACCGTGTTATGCAATACGGTAATAAAGATTCAAGACGTGGTGCAATGAGTAAACTCTTTGGTCGTAAGGGATCACAGGAAGATGCAAACCAAGGATTCTTATCTAAACTTGGCATGTTCATTCCGATGATCCTCGCAGCAATCAAAGGTGCGCCTGCAGCGATTGGTAGTATCTTACTTAAACCATTCCAATGGATTGGTGGTGCGTTAAATGGCGTACTGAAAGTCGTGGGTGGTGTTGGTGGCTTTATTAAAGGTGCACTAACAGGTAAAGGTACAGGTCTTGGTGCAGCAGCAGGTAAAGTCGTTCATGCAGGAGGTAAACTTGTAGGTCGTGCTGGCTTAGCGGCTGGTAAGTTTGTAGCAAATAGTGCATTACGTGCTGGTGCTGCAATTCTTGGTACACCAACAGGCTGGGCATTACTTGGTATCGCTGCTGTCGGTTGGTTCGGCTATAAACTTTGGCAGTACTATCGTGATAACTTCCAAGAAATGGATGAGTATCGTTTAGCGAGTTATGGTATCCACCCTAACAATGATGTCGGTCGTTCTAACGTTATCCTTGCTTTTGAAAAAGAGATGGATAAAGAACTCTTGGTTGATCCTCAAACGGGTTATCTCAAAGAGAAAGAAATCGACATGAATAAATGGGCGGCATTCTTCTGGAATGAAGAAGCACAAGGTGCGTTGACCCAAGAACAAATGCAAAATGAACAGTTACCGCGTTTTACCATGTGGTATAAAGAACGTTTCTATCCAGTTTATAAACGTCATAAAGAAGCATTATTTGCCATGATGACGCAAGCTGAACACGGAACGTGGAGTAACATTAAGCAATGGTTCAAAGGGGACAATGGACGTGAGCTTTATAATCTAGAAGGATTAGAAGATGGCTATAAACCATCATTCGTTCGCATGTCATTCTTAGACAAGGATAAAAATCCTGGTGTGCCTGATATCTATAGCTATACTTCATTGCCATTTAGTGACTATGAAGAGGGTGGTGTCGGTTATGACCAAGTTCGTTATTATGCTGTTCGTGTAACGGAAGCTTTCCGTGAGGATGAGAAAGATATCGTTGAGGATCTTGATGATAACAAGAAAGATGGAACTGGAAACGGTTTCCTTTATGAAGATCTCTTTGCAAATCGTGATAAACTTATTGCTCAACGTGAACAATATAAAGCGGATGTACAAAGTGGTAACATCACAGTTAATGGTCAGGATAAGGATAACGTCGTTGTAGCCGGTAATGCGGATACGAAGGTTAAGATTAAGGTCGGTGATGGTGCTGAAATTGAAGTACCATATATCGAAGCAGTTGAACAATATGGATTGAAAGATAACCGTGTAAGTAATTTACAAGCGATGCGTTTCATTGCTTACGGTTTACTTTATAATACGACTGATTACTTTAGTCGTAACCACATGGAAGTTATTCTTGAACTTGAAAAAGAGGTTCGAGAAAACCACATGCGTTCTGAATCCCGTGATGGTGCTCAGGGTAGTGTGACTTGGTCTTCTGGTGAAGATGGACTTAAGAAAGTCTGGTCTTTATTTGCTGTTAAGTTTGGTTTCAAAGAACAAGATGAAAACAACTTTAAGATTTGGGTAGAATGGTTTAAACATCGTTTCTGTGCGATCTATTTTGGTTTACTTGCAACGGCTTGGAGAGATATTAAAGATTTCCGCGGTAAGAATGCAAAAGACCTTGATAAGATTGCTGTTGCAGAACAGATGCCACTTGCTAACTTCTTAATGAGTAAACCGGTTGTTGACATTATCAAAAATGAATCTGATAAAGCTAACGATACAGGTCGTATCATCTTTGCAGGTGTGGCAATCAATAATAGCCCTGATGCGATGAAAGAGTTCTATGAGAACATCAAAGCAGAGAAAGAATCTAAGCCTTATGAAATGCCTTTATCTGAAGAGAAGAAGAAAGCCCTTCAAGAGAAATGGCAAAAATACATGGCTGATGAAGAAAAACGCCGTGAAGAAGTGAAAGCTGCCTTCCAACAAGATACTGGAAGTGGTGGTGGTCAATATATCGATGCTTCGATTATGGCTGCTGATAATACTGCCGTAAGAAACGACAGTGTTGAAGGTTATACCAATAATGGTGCACCTTTAGAAGACGGTGGTGTTTCTACCCCTTCTTATGCGGATATGGCAGGTACTTACCAAGATAGTGGTTATAAACCACCTTCAGCGTCTCAACAAGAGATCATCGATGAGTACGTTAAATTGGCTCGTGCTGATGGAGTGGACGATAACCATATCGCCATGTACTTAGGCATGATGGATGCAGAGTCTCAACTTAAACCTCAGTCTGAAAGCATGAAGTACTCTACGGAGAACTTACTGAAAATCAAACGTGGTGAAAAAGGTTGGGAAGGTTACGTTTCAGTACGCAATAAACTCTCCAGTATGACTGATGCACAAATTGCTGCTATCGCTAATGATCCGAATCGTCAGCAAATTCTCGGTAACCTGTTCTACGGTGGTAGAATGGGTAATGGACCAATGGAAGGTTACATGTACCGTGGTCGTGGATTAGTTCAGATTACAGGTAAAGACAATTACGTCAAATATGCAAGACTTGCAGGTCACCCTGAAGTAATCGCAAATCCTGATTTGATGAATGATCCGAAGATTGCTGTTGCAGTAGCTCATGCTTATGCAAAAGACCGTGGATTGTATCGTAAAGATTTCAATGGCATGGTAGCAGGGATTGTAGGTAGTACAAACATCGGCGATGGCATGACCAAACGGATGTCTGCTTATAAGAAACATCTTGCTAACATGAGTAAGTATGGTCAGGGCGCAGGTATCACAGGCGATACTTCTGAAGATGGAACAATCACCATTAATAAAGGTGATACTGGTGCAACAGTAACCAATAATGTTCCAGGTATCGCAGGTGCTCAAACTGGTGCAAATATTGCAAGTTCAGTATTGAATATGCAAATCCCTGTAGTCGGTGCTAAAACTGCTTCAGCTAACTTCAATCCTGCTCAGTATGAAGATAGTATCTTGGGTGGTAAAGTCTTTAACCCTGCTCAGTATGAGAATGTAAACAGTACAGGTGGTAATGGTCAAAGTTATGCGCCATTATTAACTCAACCTGGTCAAACCCAACAAATTAACCAAGCAATCCCAACTTCATTGGGTGGTCCGGTTAATAGTACGAGTGTTTCTCCTGCTGAATATAAATGGATTCAAATTGCAAGTAAAGAGATTGGTGTGAAAGAACAATCTGGTTCTGCTCATAATCCACGTATTCTTGAATATTTTGCAACTTGTAACATGAAAGGGGTAACGGATGAACTACCTTGGTGTAGTGCATTTGCTAACTGGGTTATTACTCAAGCAGGTATGCGTGGTACCAATAGTGCTTCATCTCAATCTTGGTTAGATTGGAAAGGTGGTCAACGTTTTAATAAACCTGTTTATGGTGCACTTGTTGTATTCAGATGGAAAACAGGTGGTGGTCACGTTGGTTTCGTTGTAGGGATGAAATCAGGTAAGTTAGCCGTACTTGGTGGTAACCAAGGTAACATGGTTAAGGTATCAGGTTTCCCAACTAATGACGTGGTAGGTTATATCTTACCAACGGGTGTTCAACCTGTTTACGATATTCCTGAATATAAAGGGGATATGAATGTTTATAACAGTGGAAGTGATGCTCGTGCCGATACACGTGGTCCAAGCGTTGAGAAAGGTGGTAATAGTAGTGAGTCTGCTTTAGCGGCTGTAACAGGTCAAGGTAGTACACAACTCGCACCGGCAAATCCTGCTGCGGATGTCGCGCAACAATTAGGTAACGATACTTCTGCTCTACCAAGTATGGGAAGCAGTATTGCACCTGAGTTAAATGTATTACGTTCACAAATGGGTACGCCTGATACTACAGGTAGTGCAGTGCCATCTGTAGATAGTAACACGCCAACGGGTGATGGTACAACTCAACCAACTGGAACAGATACGTTCAATATGGCGCCTACATCAAGCGCTCCTGTGATTTCGAGTCCATCTGATAATATCGTAAGTAGTCTTAAACAAGCCTTCGTAGAGGGCTCTGTAGAGGGCAATAAACTCATGACAGATCTACTTAAACAACAAGTAGAACTTCAAGGTATCAATAACGATACGTTAGTTCAGGTGTTACAAGCGATCCAAGCCAATGGTGGTGCTGTAAGTGGTGATAGTAATATGACGCCAAGACAGCGTGAGGAAGCTGAACGTAGCCAGAACTCTCCTGCTAATCCAAAGCAGAAGATGACTGAAAACATGACAACAGGTCCTGTTCGTACTTCGGTAAAAGCTTAAGCTTATTGATTTAAAATGATGAGGCTACTTCGGTAGCCTCTTATTTTTGTTGTTCTATCGTTTTTATAAGTATATATTATTATCTTGAGATAGTAGGTGTGAATCTTGTTATCTTACAAAGGGAATCACTCATCAAATTGAAGCCGTGACATAGGGGGAGGGTTACCTAATGGTAACCCTCTTATCATTAACATCCCGTTAAGGAGTTAACTATGGTCGATTTCAGTCGAGCATTTGTACTCATAACGTTTATTCGAAATCTTGGCCCGGATCACTTCTATTCGAACTGGTTCAAGAATACCGTAGAATGCATCGATGCACTATGCAAGGATGATTTTTCGGAATTCGAATATCAACGTTGTTGGTGTGAGTACAAACTTGCCGACAATGTATTCCGCCAGCTATTCGGCTGGTAAACCATAGTACCAGTGATGAGAGTACAGTCTCACCACTGGTACATTATATTAATCGTCACTGTAAGAATCTAATAGGGGGTTTAACGTGACTACAGTTGTTTATAAAAACGGTACACTTGCTACCGATACTAAACTTGTTTTAAACCAGGAGAATCTTGATGCTTCTGGTGATATCATCAGTGGACTATTGGATAATCCAGAGACAGATGAAGTGGATCGTGGTATCCTACTCCGTTCTTTAGATTTCATTAAAGGTGGCGTGATGAATCTTCACCAAGATGGAAAATTTATTGTCCTAGATAAGGAAAAACAATTCTACCTACATGAAGATGACATCGACAATGAAGTTGTTGCTATTGCTGGTGTAGGAAATATGCTGGCTTTTGCTGATATCAAGAATTGGATTGACGGTGCTACCGAAAGCCTTAATGAATTCTGGTATCGTTATAACACCAGAATGATTCGTGATGCAGAAAATGGTACCATTACTTATGAAGAAGCATTTGGTGCTTTAGTAGAGCTCATGTTTATCACTAAGAAAGGTTGTTATACTTGGGGAATTAACAGCGGTAAAGAGAATTGTCGTGACGAGTGTTACTACCCTAACGATGATAAACTTGCTATCATCATGGGCTCAGGTGCTCAACGATTTACGGATGAAATTATCTATCGTATTTCAGTTGCAGAAGTAGCATGCAAACAAACACCAGAAGAGTTAGTGAGAATTGCCATGGAGCACGATGAACTCACGGGCGGTGAAGTAAAAACTTTCATTTATCATTAAGGAGGTAAATAATGGATAACTATGGATTAAAAATAACAGGTGCAGATGAACTAGAAACAATTTTACCAAGACGTTGCGATGTGATTAAACCACAAGCTAAACGCAGAGTTGAGCATGCTTTGCGCTTTATCGCTGACAAAATGCGTAAGAGCGTACCCAGCTATGATAATGTTATTATCGTGGAGGCAGAATTAACTAACATTTATAGAGGTACCGATATGATACCTTGTCGTCTTACTGACCCACATCTCCAATGGTATCTCAGACAGGCAGGTTATGATTTTGAGTTCGCTAACAATAATAGTGCTATCATGATTACCTGGGGTAAAATGATCTGGTAATATTAAAGAGGCTACTTCGGTAGCCTCTTATTTTATCCATTTCTTTTTTTTTTCGGACAGAAGTAGAGGCATCCGAAGATGCCTCACTTTGTAACAACTAACAAAATTTACAAAAAGGTGTTCAATGTCTCATCAATAAACTGAACGTTGTATAATGCAATTTATACATAAAATAGTTAACGGCTTCCATACGGAGAACGCACTACACCTGTCATCATACCAAAGCGACGTTTACGTACATCGATACGTTTATCGTCTTCTTCTTTACGAACAAATGAATCAACGGTTCTTGTTTCGATACCGTAACCATCCAGTTGTTTATTGATTACATTTAAACGTTGGCTGATTCGCATTCTAAGCGCTGCATGAGAGGTTTTGGAGAATTCCTCGACTAATTCATCGGCTTCTTGTTTAAGCTTCTCTATGCGCTCTAATTCAACGAAATCATCTTCACAAAGTTGTTTACCATCCTGCGTTACATTAATCATGGCACGTCTTGAGTCGATTCCGTAGAAATCGATATTCTTACCATAACGGAGTAACCAGTTAGCCAATAACCAAGCGATACACGAGTCATCGTGTCCATCCGCACTGTGGTCAACACGCCCTGAGTCATCCACTTTGAGTTGCGCTAATTGGTTCACTAAGAACTGATCACGCATCACGTGACGGGATTGTTTTGCTGCCTCATCTAATACTTTTGAATATAAGTGAGTACGGGTTTTCTCAGAGGTGTTAAAACCAAAGTACTGGCGACATTGTTCGATATCGTCTTTAGATGGCATTCTGTTACGTTGGAGTAACATGTAAAGATCCGGTTTCAGTAACTTGTTATCGATGATACGATTGAAGATACGTTTAAATGGATTGATACCCGCATGCGTGAAGGTCAACAAGATCGTATCGATAAATGTCTGCGCTGAGGATTTCTTCTCGATGATGAGTGTGACGTTCTCATACTTACTCATGAACTCTGCTAACCATTTCGCTGAGGTTAAGATTGAACCTTGACGAATAGATACAGTTGCAACAACCGATAAGTCAGTTACATTAATCAATACTAGCGCAGTACTGTCTCGACCGATCTGTTCTGAGGTATCGACACCTAGGATACACTTATGCGTTGCCATGTATTGAGGAATTTCTTCCTGATCAATATACCAACGGATTACGTAACCAGTTGAAGTCATCTCATTGTATTTTGCCATACGGATAGATTTATCCATATCCGCTAAGATTGCTTTAGGGATGATATTATCTTTACCACCTTTACCCCAGATTAAGAAGTAGTCTTTATTGATATCTTCATCTGTTGATGGTGCAGACATAATACGAGCATAAAACTCTTCATCGGAAATCCCTAACATCCGATGTGAGAACTGCATACTCACTAATGGAACAGGTAAACCAGTTTGGAAGTTAATAAAGTTTAACGCTTCTTCCCGGTTTTGTTTATCGTAAAGCCCTTCTGACCAAGGACAGCCACTGACAAATAAATCGTAGGCATACTTACCTTGTTTAGTTGATAAGTCACCAGCAGTTGTGGTGTAAAGTCTTCCGTAAAGCATACCAGCTGCTTTCGCATTATTGATCGCCGCATCCATTGCTGAAGATACAGCAGGTAACATTACCCAGTTGTATTTTACGAAAGCGATCTCATCCACGTGGAGTCGTTCGATTGTATAACCACGAGCTGCGTTGATCGCTGATTGCGGGTCATTCTGAGCAGGGATTAAGTTGAGGGTGTTCATCTCCTGAGCATAGTTGATGTAATCCTCAATATCTTTATCCTTACGTGTTTTAATCCACATGTAAGAAGGTAACATCCCACGAATTGCTTTAAGACGTTCCGTATTCTTCACCACCAAGGGTCTATCTTTAGTAATAAGTAAGCCCTGTGTCTTATATCCATACACCATCACGTTATACACGTGGAATAAGTCCGCGCCAACAGATTTACCTGTCTGACGTGGTTGGATTGCGTAGGTTGAGAAACAATTTAATAAACACCACCACATGGCGATAATTGAACGGTTTGCTTGTACTCGGATACCATCGGTACCAGTTGCAGGAAGTCTTGCCACTTCACGTAACCAATACCAAGGGTTTCGTTTACACTCAATGATAACAGCTGTACAAAGTTCAGCAGGTAATTTGGGGTCGAATGGATCGACCCCTACGAGACGTTTATCAAAAAGTGCTAGTGGGAACAAGCAGTTCTTTACCCCTTGCTTTTTCAGTAGATTACAGAATCGAATGAACGAGGTGTTCGTTGTCTGGAAATCCGCTATCGCACCAGGATAACGCAACCAGTCTTCTTGATAAAGTATCATGTTATTATTACCTTATTAGTAACGTAAGATCATCGGTGTCACTGAAAGATGTTGCGTTTCAGTTGGAGATAATTTACGTAACCATTCGATTGTTAATGTACTACCTTCCACCATTGGGAATTGAGGGTTGTTTGGAATACCCACTTCTTGGTTCCATTTCTCAATTTCAAATTCCATTGATGTCCCATCTGGTGTGGTCACACTGAAGTGTGTTGGCACTGGTGCTTTAGCTTCGACGTTCTCATCAAACAATGGTTTAGTTTGATAGTAAGTCCCTTCTAAGAAGAGATCTAATGAACGGAAGTCAAGATAACCGTTTAAGTTAATACCAATCTCATCAGCACGTTCACGACGTGACATTTTAAGTTTAGTATTCGCACCATAACCAGGGGTTTGTGATACGTGGTATTGAATCAAGTAAGGGACATCGTAGTTCAGTGGATTACCGGATAAACCGATTTGGAAGTTCTGAACATGGCGATAGCTATTTAAACCGATATTCAGTTTAGATAACTCGAGTGCCACTGAGATATGCTGCACAGTACCAAATTTCTTACCATTAAACATTTCAGTGTTTGCACCTGGTTCGATGTAATCTGTTACGTTCAATGCGATATCACGATCAAGGTTAAATAACCAGTACTCTAATTCATAGCCTGCAGCAGCGTTTGCCCAACGAGGGATAGCGACTAAGTTCACTGAGTAACTACCGTCTACCTCTAATGTACGATAACGATAGATTTCAGTGATATGGCGATCTGCACCGATAGAAGCATTCCAGGCAAGTTCATTATCAGCTAACTGATAACGTAAACCAAATGAGTTTGTTTCACCGCGTAAGGTTGAGATATAGTGATCTAAACCTAAGATAGAGAAACGTCCACCATCGATTGATAAGACACGATCACTACCATCACTGTAGTAGACTTTCGCCATGGTGAATAAACCATCACGTTGGATATTAGATGGGAATTCAACTAGACGATCATCTGATGATGAAATAAACGGACTGATTAACTCTATACCTGTTACATAAGCCGTCGCTGCATCTAAAGCACGTACGTTAGCTGCATTTGCTACGATAAACGTATTTTCACTACATGCTTTACCTGAAGCAGAATAAGTTACTGCTGTCACTACTTCACCGATTTCAAGGTGTTCAGTCGTATGACAAACGAGTGGACGTTTGATTGCATTACTGTCATCAAAACGACTACCAATTGTCACGAGTGGTACGTTCTCAGAGTAGTTATCTAAATTACTATTACGATACTGAGAAATCACTTTACCGGTTGAGGAAGTATCACGACCTTTGAATAGCTTCATATAAGCCGTATCTGTACCGTATTGGTGTAAGTTTACATCGACCATTAAAGTGTGCGGAATCACACTCTTATCGTAGAAGATACGCCAAGTCTCAGATTGATAACCTGGACCTACCCCTCTAAATTGATTAAGCTCACCTTCATCTTCTTTTGCGAAAGTTAGGTTTGCAAAAGTTGGGATAAGTGTAGACTCATCCACACTCACCACTTCTTTAAAACGGATAATACCACCACGGATATCTTCAACGATATCACCTACGTTTGGTACGTATAATCCTTTTGAATCTTGACCCATATAGATCTGATTCATATTCCATTGACGCCAGCCGCGCTTTTCATTACGGTCTATCGACGTGACGTCTGGAGTAGCTTGATTGAGTTCATTTAACTCCATCTTATCTTATCCTTTTATTCTGTTACGTTTCGACGAGTACGTGTGACCTTAAACCAACCATTCAATCTTACCTTGTTATTTAAGTAAGTTTGATTGATATGCTCAAATAAAGCGTAGATACGATGATGTACTACAGTCGGTTGAGCTTGGTCAAATGGTCTTGGGTCAACGATAGCAAAGTCTTCATCGTAACCTTTAACACATGGATCACTATTTAATAAGAACTTAAACTTACTAATCAATCGTGCAACCTTCGCTTTGTTGTGATAGTCGAACTCGATGTATTTGCGTTCGTTAGCTAACACATGCGTAATGATTGCAGACATGAAAGGTGAGTATAATTCATATTTCCCATTTACCACAACATGTTTTGGTAATTTCTCACGTTGTAGTCGGGTTGAGAGATAATTGATGATATCAATATTATTTTGTCTATCGGATTCTTGGAAACGATAGATCTGACGATATCCCGCATAACCACGTAATGCAATATAGTGGTCATCAATCGAGTATGGTGTACCGTCTGGTACTTTCACTTTTGCTTCACCATATTGATCATCGAACTTCAAGAGATGTGGGTTATAAACACCACCACCAATCGTCACACGAGAAATACGGTTCTGATGTAAGTCATAGTGGTAATCTACGGAGAGTTTACCATCGATCACATAACCGACTTCACGTGGCTTATCCGTTGATTTACCATCACGGCTAAAGCCTAATGCACGATAGGTGATATGAAGTTCATTTTGCTCCGTCATGCCTTTGAGGTATTGTTTTGAGAAGATGATCACACGAGGGAAATCCACACGGTAATCGATATTCTCAATTAACGCTCTTCCATTTAACCACACTGCAATTTTAGCAGGAGCAATATCTAAGATCTCGTTGTTCTCACCATAGACTAAAGTAAAGTCCACTACACCATCTGAAGCAGGTACTAAGATCAAATCACGACAAAGGAACTTATCATCACCAACAACATCATAACGAACGTTTGCTGGATCACCATTCGTGAATGAGAAACCATCGTCACGTTGTACGAAGTTGGTTGCAACATTGGTTACATCGCGATAACCACCTTGGTAGGTGATCACGTTATTTAAACCGAGTACTTTGGTGATACGATATAAACGATAGTTAGAGACCGCATTAGTCGTTACGTTGATCTTGTCACCAATACCAACATCTTTATATAATGAAATCTCATGGGAACCTTTACCTGAAATGGCCTCAATATAAATCGTCCCTTCATTGACTGGATAATACTTCATGGTATCAGTACTATAATACCAACCTAAAAGTAATCCGTCTCTATCGTATTCATAAATCGTACAGCTATCCATTAAACCTACCGGAATAATGAAGTAGTTTTTATTTGGATCTTTGGTGATCGACACGTTAGGGTTCGCTAACGCTAATGAGGCTTGGTCATAACCATAAGCATCTAAAACACGTTCAGCTGTAAGCTCGTGTCTAAAACAACGCATCAGATAGTTGTAATCCGATTTCTCAAGTTCACTGGCCTTCCATACATCGATATTTGATGCAGTATCCGTCATCGCATCTAAACGTTTCTCGTAATCAAGCTGATATAACTCCATGACATGATGGCGTTCAGCAATGAGATTACGATCCAATCCTGATTCATGTACCACAACTTTTAAATACCAGTTATCAATATCAATCTTCTCTTGCATTGAAGTTAACGAAGAAAGAAGATAATCAACCGGCAATGAATAAGCTTGATGAGTCACCATACGTAAACTGTCTTCACGATTACGATGATAGTAGTTACCCATTTCAAACTCAGCATGTTCGATTGCATCCGCCAACGTGGCTTCTGGATACATCTTCATGTAATTAACAATCTGAAGTCTTGGTACGTAGATTGGGAAGATCTCAATATCATCACGATAGTGGATCTTTCTTTTATCTTGTACGTGTTTTAACATCAGTAAATACTTATTACATTTATCCAAATCAGAGTGGAATGAACGTAATGATTTTACTGAATGATATTCAACATGGGTCACGGAACCATCATCTGACATTTCAACGTAGTCACCGTAGTTGTTACCCATGATTTTATTGGATGGTCTACCGTTCGTAAAAATAAGTGGGTTATGGTAATCTTTCTCATAACGATCGTTATAAGCATTGACCATATCACTTAAGTCGGTTCCTTTCTTATAAATACGACTATCCACGTAAACCCGTTTAGTGCGTTCAGTCTGGTTATTCATTTTCCAGAAATGACTACTTCTGAAATGGAAGTAAATTGGTTCTACACCAAACTTAATTCCTAGATCACCATCTTCACGGATCGCAAATAAAATCGTACCATCATCTTCTAGGAAATAGAAGACATTACAAAGTGGAACTAAAATACCCGCATCATTATAAATACGAACAAGGAAGTCAGCTTCTAAGCACCATTCTGTAATTGGTATCCATCTTTCTTTATAAAGGGATAAGTTAAACTCATCCGGATAGTTCCCACCGATCATATACATGTGGAAACGGTCGGTGTTATTTGGGAGCGATAATAAACGCTCAAACACCATGGTATCAATAATATCCCCATTGGCATCAGTAAGCTGGGCAGCCTCGATGATGTATTGCTCATCTTCATAAGGACTACACCAAACAAGCTTAGCGGCATGTTGGATAAGATATTCTTGATAATAAGGACTAATCACAGCCATGTTTTCTGTTTTCCTTATTAAATAAAATTATTCGTATACTGGACCGAAGTATTTCGCGGTATTACTACTTACGAATGTTCCTAACGCACCATTACGATCTAAACGTTTCATGATTTGACCTAATGGTAATTTTTGATAGAACTTATTCTTCGCACAAGTAAAGTTAATCGCAAGCCATGCTGGTGGATATTCAATTGCCACGGCCATGGTTTCTTTTGGGTTACCTTGAGAGATCCAACCACCTGCAAGCATGATTGTTAAATCACCCACGCTTAATTTAGAGAGACGTGGTGACCAGGCTAACTCACGAATTTTCTTCATGAATGAATCGATGTCTTTCAAATCAGAGGCATCTAACATTTCAACGATTTGCATATGCGTACCAATATCCACTTTCATCTTACGAGAAAGAATAGTTGCGATAGAAGCAAGTTCTTCTGGTTTGATATTCTGGATATCTTTTACAGTACGGGTTGCATAGAACAATTGGAATGCTGCCATTAGACGTAACGTTGATTCTGGATCTAAACCTAAACGACGTGCTACCGTTTCAGCAACTAATGCACCATAGGTATTGATTGGTAAGTCTTGCGTTAAGATTAATGAATCTGCATCTTTCATCCATTCGCCCATTGCGATCGCATAGACCATAATGAAGTTAGTACTTTCATTAGTCTTATTACGATGGATGATATCATTTTCTAATTTTATACCGGCATAAGAACGGAAGTCAACAATAATTGTTGGTTTTTGTTCTGGTAATTCGATAATGATTGGTTGGTAGAAATAAGGAAGTTCTACATCACCCGCTACACCTAAAATACGATAGGTGTCGAAATCATATTTCCCTTCTTGGTCAATCGACTTCACTTGCTTCGTGATCACCATCTCTTTTAATTTCTGCTCGAGCTTACTGATATTAGACCGACGCAGAACCATGGTCTCATAAGGACTTTTCATGTTCATCTTTTATATACTCATTTAGCTAAATGTGGTTTATAATTCATCACTCCATATTTTTGATCACCTACGTCTAGGTGTAAAAGTCTACAGAGTTCGTATCATATGTCGTAAAATCGACCCACCCTAGATCTTAAGCCATTTCATAAGCGAAAGACCGAGGGTAGACCCCTTATGTCTGGGGTATAAAACGACATAAATTTCTTAATTAAGGAGTTTATTAATAGTGGGAACTGTAGGAATTCTAGTCACCCTACTTTATTTTACTTTGATAGCTCAAGAGCAATAACGGTTATCTCCATCTAGTACTGGGTGAGATAATAAAACTAATATATTAGTAACCAATAAATAAAGAGGAGTTTCTCTATGGTTATGGCTACATTTGAGCCGCACAATAGTACCCCGCTGATTTGGTATCCGGGTACGAAGGATGAATCCATCCGTGCTGTTCCTTACGTTGCACCAGAGATCCCGATGCATTTACCTGTGGTATTTACTTATGCAAGTAAAGGTCCATTCAATGCAGTAATCAGCTCTGCTTCTTCTGCAGTCGCTTTATTCGGGGAAGAGATCTTTGATGAAAAGAGTCCTTATGGTACTTTAGCAACGCCTTTTGCTAACCTATTCAAAGAATACGGCAACCCAATGATGGTACAACGTCTTCATCCAAAAGACATGCCAGCAGAAGCACGTATTTGTTTAGCAATCGAATGGGTTAAATCACCTCAGTTCCGTAAAACAGTTCGTACTGTTTCTGGTGAACACGAAGTCGATGCAAATAACAAAATCGTATTAAGTACTGAAGAACCAATCGAAGGTATCCTTGCAAGATGGCGCGTTATCGCAATGCCATCAGATGGTAAACTTGGCACATTAGAAACTCGTACTGGTACATTACAAGTACGTGATGATGCAACCAGCCAATCTAAAATCTCTCCAATCTTTGAATTCAAAGCACAATGGAAAGGTAAATCTGGTAACAACATCGGTCTTCGTTTCAGTGCACCTAACAAACGTGGTGGCTTGACTAATGCTCAAGTAAGCACATTGTTAGATCAAAAAGCTTACCTTTACAACATCCAAGTCTTAACACGTCAAAATGAACGTGCTGATGGGGTTGTTGTTAAAACCCAAACTGGTGGTAACGCTGTTCTTTGTTCATTCAAAGAAGGTGCATTCGATATCAATGCAGGTAATGCTTCTATCGACTTCGAAGAAATTTTCTTAGATAGTTATCAAGACTTCGATACTCGTGGCGGTAAACCAGCAACTTACGGTGATATCGGTAGCTTCCATCTATATCGTGAAAACTTAGAAGAAGTTCTAGGTGAAATGTATAAAGTTGAAGCACAAACCAACAATACTGCGTTAAGCACTACTGAAGGTGTTGAAGATGGTAAACATCTTATCAACTTCTTTACTGGCCGTGACCACACCAACCGTCCTTACAATGCCATTTACGTACAACGTGAATTAGACAGCAATGATGCGATCTCTATGGACAGCGGTAAAACCTTCTGGTTAGCAGGTGGTGGCGATGGTACGATGAATAACAAGAACTTTGACGCATTAGTTAAAGAAATCTTTGATACCATGGCAACCGGTAACGAATTACACCCAACTACTTGGAGAGACCAAGGTAAATATCCATTCCGTCAAGTATACGACGTGGGTTATTCTACTGAAACTAAAGTAAGTCTTTACAAAGTACTTGGTGTACGTCAAGAAGCTAACTTAACGATGAGTACTTGTGACTTCATCAACAACCCTAACCAAGCGCCAGCTGTGGATGCAGAAGAATCAATCGGTGCAAACCTTGTTTCTAAAGCACGTAACTACGTAGAATCTGAACTATTCGGTACAGGTGCAATGCGTGCAGTAATCATCCCACAAGCAATGAAACTAATCAATAACCCACGTTATAAAAAATACGTTCCTATGACGTATGAAGTAGCACGTATGCGTGCGCAATACATGGGTCAACCTGGTGGTATGCTTGCAGGTTATGGCTATGATGCACCTCCATACAACCACGTATTGGAAGGTAAAGAAGTAACCAATGCTTATATCCCTGTTGAATCTCGTATTCGTTCTTGGGATAACGGTGTATCATACTTCATCAACAAATCTGACCGTGTAGTATTCTGCCCTGGTCTGAAAACAGTTTACAAAAACGATACCTCTATCTTAACTTCTGATATCACAATGCAAATCATCTGCGATATCGACTATATTTGTTTCCAAGTATGGGCAGAGTTAACCGGTAACAGTAAACTTACTGATGAAGATTTCATGGAGTTATCTGACACCATGATCCGTGACCGTGTACGTGGTCGTTATGATGACCGTGTTGTGGTTGTTCCACAAACTTACAAAGACACGAAAGACCAAGCTCAAGGCTACAGCTGGACATGTAAGGTAGATCTATACGGTCCAAATATGCGTACCTTGAATAAATCATTCGTGGTTGCAAAACGCATGGAGGACTTGACAAATGCCTAGTGGTACTTTACGTAATGGACGAGTTCTCATCGCAAAAGACTCAGTTCTTAAAAATAAAGTTGGTCTTGCTAACGGTGTTTCTGATGTTGTTGCACGTCTTGACGTGGATGGTCAGAATGGTCTTAGTACCGACTTCCGTGTATTGAATGCCAATACACCATACACCCGTAATAACGTTCTCTGCTTTGTATTAGAAGTTCCTTTGTTCTTCAAATACATCGGTAACGATAACGGTAAATCAATGGTTCGTGCGTTTAAAGCATTGATGGAAAACAAATCTAAGAAAATCTCTGGTTTGGATTCTTCTATTAAAGCTGAATACGTTCAAACTAACGTAGGTGCAAACGAAGTATTCGATGTATTCTCTCGTACTACCCGTGAAAAATCAGAACCAACTCATACTTGGGATGATGTAATCGGCCGTGGTATCAGTTTATTCTTCGAAACTTGGATTGTTATGGGTATGGGTGATCCAATTACTCAAATCCCTGGTGTTGTAACGACTCAAAAATACATCACTGAAACTAACAACCGTAAATCAGCTGCATTCAATGCTTACAGCTTAATGCCTGAAAACATCGCAGCGACTTGTATCTACATTGAACCAGATCCAACTTGCACCTATGCAGTCAATGCATGGTTGTGTACTAACATGATGCCAGATAACGCTGGTGATCGTGTGGGTGAAATGGATAAAACTTCAGGTCGTGAGACAGTCGAGGTAACTGTTAAATTTACTTGTATCCAAGAAATTAACAGTGGTACAAAAGTACTTGCAAACAACATCTTGCAATCTCTTGAAATCCGCGGCATGGCTTCAGTAGACCGTCGTGCATACTTAGGTGACACCTATGAAGATATCGTGAAAGCAGGCGAAATCAAAGTTTACGATGATTTAGCTTCAGCTGATAGCACTGGTATCATGCAACAAAACTACAAAATGGCTCGTACTGAGCATACCACTAAGATGAAAGCTAACTTTGCGACTGATAAAGCGCAACAAGAACGCTCTACTACCATGGGTGTAGCAGCTGGCTAAGCTTAGTGATACGTTATAGTAATATAACGGACAGAATCAGAGGCATCCCTAGGGATGCCTCTATTTTTGTTGTCTCATCGTTTAAATGAAGATCACTATATATCTTGAGATACACTTCGAATACTTTCACGGCCGTGACCTCGTTACTCGATATCAGAGAACGCAATATAACAAGCATAGGACGACGATCTTAGTTAAGACGATGAATCGTATAGGTTATAATGAAATAACGCTACACTGCGTGATTAAGACGGATTAAACACGACTATAGTATAATGTAACTATTAGACAGGAATCATTTCATCATTTTTCACTTAATTTACAAATAAAAGTTTCATTCGAAACCAGCTCTTGTCCTAGTAACCGTCTTTAGGACATTTTATCTTTTACCTTAGTAAGAATTTAAATCAAAAAAAAATGGCGACAAAAAGAAAGGGCATCATAAAGATGCCCAGGGAATTTGAATGTTAATCAAGTAGTATTGTTATTATAGGATAAGGGTGTCACCCTGGTGAGGTTGATGAATATCGCATGACCATACGGAGCGCAAAGTTCATCCTTGTAGACCGAAGAAGGTAAAAGTAGCGATACAAGATGAACAAAATAATGATGGTACATGCTCGATGATAATCACCAGGGTAGACTTAGGTTTCGTTCTGAACAGCTACTCAAGCCAGAGGACTTATGGAGATAAAGGAAACACCATGAAACATGGTACCATCGCAAGGCTGAGATACTGTAAATAGGAAAGATGCTAGCAAACCCATGTGCCGTTCAGAACGAAGAGGGTTTGGTTATAGGGAAAGACGTATTATTAATAACAAAGAGAACCGTTCTATGCTAGGATGCAGAAGATCCGCGTGCAACCGAACCAAAAAATCTTATCCCTATAACCAAAGAGGGCGATTGACAGAAAAGTCTACAACGTCTTAAGAAAACGTGAGAAACAGAGCACAAACCACTTTCGTTGTACTTACTAGGTAATCAGGCCTTTCTATTTTCAACTTCAACTTTCATAAGGAGGATTCCAATGCAGAACCCATTATAGATAGCTTAACTGAATCATTAATTTCTTATCAAGAATACCTGACTGATCTGTCAATCAAATTCATTTCATATAATCGAGCAAGGGAGTAAGAAAATACTTACTCCCAGCTGATCTTTTTTTAGAAAACTTGTGGGCGTTGATAAAGTCAATATAATCATGACCCATAGGAGTTATCACGTTTCCACATAATAGTACAAAACAAAATAAACTTTTATTTCTTAAGATTTATAATAGTTCATTGCAAGTGTACGTAGAATAATATACAACATCACTGCAGAACGTTCTAAAGAAACAAGCTTACCTTTTAGTTTTGGTTTCACCTCATAAATAAACCCATCGACTAATTTACGTACTGACAATAACGTCTTATCATTAGCTTTACCAGATAGGAGGTTTTGACGTAAGCGATGCGCGATCTGAACTAAATCATTGGTTTTTAATCCCTCTGATTGGATTAAAGCCAGACTGTAGATCATGACATCATGACGGGCATCTAAGATTTTATTTTTCCACTTCGGTGTTAATTGATTACGCACCATAAAGCTTAAGGTTTCACGGAACGTACTTTTCACTAACGTAGGCATGGAAGATTCGATTACGTATAAGAGATCTTCTTTAATGAAACTGTTCTCATCCGTAAAGATCTTATCTTGGTAATGTAAGAACTGACTTTGTTGTCTTACCAAATCACCAAGATATAATCCATCTACGCTCATACTTAGTGCTGAGGTGGAGATCACTTTCTCTTGATCATCTAATACTTGTCTAAATACCGCATTGATCTCGACGATCGATTTATTGATCTGTGATTTCACGCTGTTAAGCTTACGGACGACTAACTCATCGTCAAAGGTATCAAACACTTCTTGCTTAGCATATTTCGCATCTGCACGTTGATCGTCCCCAATCACGAATAACTCAGATTTCATCTCGATCCAGTTCTTCCAGTTACCCGCGACTTTCAAATCAAAACGACGCGTTAAACGCTCATAGACCTCGGTGCTGATCTCAGGTGAGGTTTTACCTCGACAGAAGTAATTATTCATCACAGAGGTCAAATAACGCGCGACCATGATCTCCATGATCACAAGTTTCAATCCATCACGTTCTTTTTGGTTTAAGGTTTTTGACGTATGGGCACGATGCATCAGATACACCATCCCGATACTTAAGATATTACTACTGACCTTAAAGTCTTTATTGATCGTAGGAAGTGCATAGACGAAATCGGCGACTTCATCTTCATCGATCCCTAAGATCTCATTTAACCAAACATCATCATCACTACTCATCCATTTCGGGATATATAACCCAAATGATGCGGTAGAAAAGAATCCCACATGTTCACTATTACGGCTGTAAAAACGATTACGCCATTTCGTTAAGCTCTCAAGGAGCTTACGATTGATCTCCGTCTCACAGTAATGATCGAAGATTTCTTTTAAATTACTAAAACTCATATTCTATCTCTTTAAATATAGACACATGGCATTGGAAGGGACATAAGGCAGAGATACACCTAAAGATGTATCTCCTCAAACCTTAGTTACCTACAGCTACGTAGCGGATATGCTCCCAGACGACCTCGTTGTTATGACGAAGCCGACCACCCCGCCAACCACGACTACTCTCACGGTGGTGTAAGGTAAAACCAAATCGGTCTTTACTCGCGATCTTAGGGTTTACTCGTTGACCGGATGATCCTGTATAGTTTACCGCAAAACAGTTATTCGGAAACGGGGTATGAAATAGACACTTATCCCCACCGTTAGTGGCTGTACCCCACATGATAATAACCCCATTTGGTAATACACTTCGACCATTCTCACCATCTTGGGGTTCTGTATTGGCTGGTGCCTCTGTAATCCAATAAGTCATTTCTTATCTCCCTATGGCGATATACTGCCCGCCGTTAGCATGCCAAGCATGTTTACCCCAAGCACTAAAACGAGTTCTTTCGATATGATCTACCCGGACGTTTTCAAAGTCTCCAGAAACATCTGCTTGGTTAACCAACACCATAAAACATTCATTTGGAAAAGGGGTATGGAAATCATGCCATCCACCGCCATATTCATTTGGTATACCACCCCATTGGATCATCATCCCACCCGGTAGTATACTATAACCATTTTCTGCAGTACGAGGTTCTAGATTCCCCGGTGCATTTTCTATCCAATACGTCATCTCTTACTATCCTTCTCTCTCCTATCGACCAAATGCGATAAAGGTTGCGTTATTTAACTGGTGATCATATTTTGCCTTCGCCCAAAACATATCTCGTCGTATCTCACCGATATGCGGGTTTTCATAGTCATTACTCATCGCACTTGCATGAGGTGTGACCACCACATTAAAGCACACGTTAGGAAATGGCGTAGGAAAGTTATGCCATGCGCCATCATGGTTCCCTGGTAATCTCCCCCATTGCATAATGGTCCCACCTGGTAATACCGTATAGCCATTTGTTGAAGCATTTGCTCCCATCCCATTAGGCCCTTCTGTTATCCAATACGTCATAATTCTTTTTCTCTCTATCAAAAAATTCCCGAATACGAATTTTACTCTACTTATACTCTCTTTCTCTTTATCTTAGTATAATGTTTATTCTTTATTCAGGTATTAAGGTTAATCTATCTTTCTAGTAAGTATACTCTCTTAGTATCTTACTACTCTCTTACAGTATATCTCTTTTATCTCTATATAACAACAAAAATAAGAGAGATAAGGTTATCTCATCTCTCCATTATCTCTATCTCTTTAGTGTAATGTTAAATGTAATATATTATTATATTTTTGTAGTATATGTTACTGTTCGATTTTTTCACTATATATAAGGGGCTTCGCCCCTTATATACTATAGTTTAATTTTTGGTGGAAGGATGTCGTTCATTCGTACTATACTCAATCCGTATATTACTCATTCACTCCTCTCTGTATTGGAACCCCAACCCAGATAATTTATTCCGTTTCATTCAGATTCGTATACACTCATCTTCATTACACTACATAAATTATCTACCCTTCCCCTTAAGAATTTTTATTTTATAAAAAAAATTAAATAAATTTAAT